TTAACTTCCGTTTGGCTTCTTGTTACTTTCACGATGACTCTGGCGGATAAGCGCTTCACCGAGCATGCCAAAGTAATTTGTCAGCGCGTTGAGAATCGCTTTTCTATGAGCCTCATCAGGATAGGCCCCTGAATCATTGAGATGTGAGAAAGTCGTACCCGACACCAGATATTGGTTCCGTATATCGGTAAAAGACTCGATAGCGGCTTCAAAGGCCCGGGCCATCAACTCCGTAGGGAGCGAAAAATAGCACCTGCCATAATGTTTATCCAAGGCAATGGCCCGGCGCACATAGTCACTCGGCTCAAGGCCATCCGGGCTTATAAGCACGGTTTGATAAAGGAATGCCAAATGACGGTTGAGTGGATGGGGTCTAAGCTCAACATCTTTAAGATAGAGGTCACTGCCAAAACCAATAGCAGTGCCAACACTATACGCCAAACCGGAATCGTTGCAGCAGGCTAGCTGGTCGACACTTGAATGAATGCCAAAGGCTGCTTTGGCAATATAGTGATCAAAGGCGTGCCAAAACTCATGGGCCAAGGCGCCGGCACCGGCATTTTTCGCCAGCGCCAATATCCTTTCATGGGGGGCGTAGTGCGCCTGGACACCTTTCTGACCGCCGAGACCAAAGTCCAGATTCAGGGTTTGTCTAAGTCCAATGGCGTCCGGCGGCAACTTGAGTATAAAAGCCAGGTCCGCCAGAGAATCAAATATCAGATTGGCAGCCAGCCGTGATTCTTCAGCGCTGACCCACTTGCCTACCCGCACATTGGCAAAGCCGAACTGTTGCTTGATATCGAGAAAACTGACCTGCTCGTCGAAACGATAATCCGGTCCTTCGCGCAAATAGTGGCGGCTTGTCAGCAAAACTCTTGGCTCCCAATCGATTTCAAACAAAACGAGTGTATACCCGAGGAACGTAAATGTCCCATCATGCTTGAAATCATTGGCTATATCGTTTTTGGAACGACTCAGAGATAAATAGCAAACGGCAGAATGGCAATGCTATGGAAATATAGCAAGAGAAAGCATCTGGGTTGGGACACAAAAAAGGCTCCTCGTGGGAGCCTTTTTTGCACCATTTAGAATGGTACCCGAGGACGGACTTGAACCGTCACGCTGTTACCAGCGAGGGATTTTAAATCCCTTTCTTATTCTATGAAAATCAGGATGTTATATGTGGTTTTCAGAATATAATTATGGATTTTTATGCGGTTTAGTTATTGATTTTGCTGGTTTCTGCCAAGGCATCTTCTGAAGGAAAATCGCTTAATGACTAAGCTGATCACCAACCGAAAAAGATAGGGATAGGTATGTGAATATTGTCATTATGCTGATACTGATAATCTTGGGCTGGGCAGCCGGCGAGCACTTCAACTGGCTGCTTGGCTTACCTTTGATGTGTGGAGGTTTATACGTTGGCGGGTTGATGGGTTCACCTGCGTGGCGATTTAGGCAGGAGAACGCTTGGACCTTCCTTGGTCTCGTATCCATTGTAATAGTTTTTCTCGGGGCCATATTCAACTGGTAACCCCTTCTTGCTTCCTTCTGTGTTCCCGGGTATCGCGGTGCAATGCCGCTGTTTAATCTACCCAATATTCACTATCAAAAACCACTCAGATTGAGCCCGACATACGCGCGCTGATAGAGTGCGTTCTTCTGTCTGGTTATATCATCAAGCTTTTCACGTTTTTCCGCTGCGCTCAGGTTGGAGTTGTGTACTTGAGTTGCAGATCGGTTTAACGCACTAACTTGCCGTTGAATACGCCCAAGCGCTAAACGAACACTGAGCTTATCCCGATTGTCTTCCAGCAATCGCTTGGCTCGTTCGTTATCACCTTCTTCCATAGCCCGTTTGTAACTGCCATAGGCTTGCTGAGCGGCGTCCAGGGAATCGTAAAACTCCTGCTGGAAGTAAGTGCTGCTTTTGGGCGCATCGCCACCATAGAAGGCTTTGATGACCGGATAACGGCTGATTGGTGTTTCAGGTTTTTCAATGCCCATCATCTGTCTTGAAACAATGTCAGCCATACCCAACACATACCCACCAAGAGTGCCGGTGTACCCATTAACCAGATGCTCAATTTTCTTTGGGCTTATGTTTAGCAGTTGGCCAAGTTCCCGGGCAACGTCACTGGTATGAACACTGTAGCGATCACCTGGTTGCCGCTGTTCATCACCCATACCTTCAATTGGTGACCCCTTAAAGAATGAGCGGTTAACCATCACCTCAACCGCCGGCAGTGCGAACTGAGGGATCGGGTTCAATGCCAAGGTGTTGAATATCGCATTACCAACCGCTTTAGTTGTGTCATCACCTTCTTGAGTGCCAGTACCAAAGTGCAGCAGTCGCTCTGGTATGGTGCCGAACACAATGCCCAGCTCAAACGGTTTCGGGATCCGGATGTGGTCGTCACCAAACCAGAAATGCCAGTTTGCATCCTTGTCCCAATCAGGTAATTCCTGATAACGCTCGTCGTCATCGTTCATGGCAGCCAGTGCCAGCGAGAATGCCGCCACCTTCATGCCCTTCATTGCCAGATTAGCGCTCAGAACCTTGAGCACTCGGTCACCTTCACCGGCAGCTGCTCCCCGGGCCAATTTATACATACCTTGCAGGCGCGCGTTGAAGAACGGCAAGAAGTCAATCATTGTGGAGATCAGTGCAAAGTTCCCTTTCAGGCTGTAGTCCATCAAGTCCTTGGCCTCAAATGCAGCCTGGCGCTTGCTCTTGCCGGCATCCATACCAGCTTTGAAGGTGCTGAGGCGATTGGCATTCTCGACCTTATCTGATACCTCACGATACTTCTCAAGCAACTGGGAGCCATTGGTAACCAGGCTAGACATGTAACCGTCAATTTCCGATTTTCCCAACCCCTTCTTGGCCAGTGCGCGACGTATCTGTTGGGCGGCCGCTTCAGGATCTGCGCCGTGAATATAGCCCCCCTGGAATGCTGCCCCAGAGAAAATAAGGTCGCGGTAGGCTCATCTTCGGCAAAGGCATCTTTGAGGCCCTTGATAGAATCAGTTCCAAGGGTGAATCCGTCCTTGTTTATCATCCAGGCATGTGCTGCATCACGGACAAAGTTCTTGAAGATAAAATCAGGTGACAGAGTAACGCCTGTTGTCAGGAAGCGTTTGAAGCTACGCCCCATCTTGTTGAAGAGGCTCGAGCTGCCCACATCGTTGACCGCAATCAGCGAGCGCAGCAAGGCGCTATCACTCACAGCATAGGCTTCAGCTTGGCCATTGCGCATAACCTTCACCCTCTGAATGCTGTTGAGCTCACGCTGGCTCAGCTTGGCAAACTCGGGGCTGTCTACCTTCGCCATAAAGTCGGTGCCGGTAAGGTTGTCGGTCACTTCCATCATTGCCTTGTTCTTGAGCGCGGCATCGAGCATGGTTGACTGGCGTAGAATGATGTTTTCAAGCAGGTCTTTGGTGGACTGTTTGCCGCCCTTCAGCTCTTTAATTTTGGCGTTTTGCCCTGCAATGCCTTTTTTGCTGTACGGCGCCACCACCATAGAGTGAATATCCTGCATTTCAGGATCCACATCCTGCTCGCGGAAGAACGGCACATAATACTGCTCGTCAAACCCGGCACGCTGCTCGGCGCTGATAAGCCCGGCGCCCTGGGCAACATCGAGCACAGCACTGTTAATTGCGTTGTACTCACTTCGGACCTGCTCGAATAGTGCTTCCTTGCCATCGGCCAGCGCCAGCAGCTCGTCAATATCGGCTTGGCTTAGGTTGTTCTCGCGGCCCTCTGCTTTAAGTTGCTTGGCGCGGTTGGCGCCCATCCATGCCAGCCAATTGTTGAGCTCGCCGTCAGGCAACTGGCCAAGCACCTCCAAGAGGCCCTTGGTGCCTTCCTTGCGCTGAATGATGCCATCGCGCCACTCTGGGGCGCCGTAGTGGAATACGCCATGCAGCACATCAGCCAGGCCTGAAGCCAAGCGCGCAGATACATAGCCCATCTTGTTGGGGTCGGTAATGCCTGCGGCTTCTTCTGCCTGCTTGATGCCGTGGAGCCCGTCGAAGATCCCCTCTTTCAGGCGGTTCCAGAATTTGGAGCTTCCGAGCGTATCCGCTGTTTGTTGAAAAGTTCCTTTAATTCTGTCCTTAACGGTTTGTTCCGCCGACTCTTCAAGGCCGAGTTTCTGCTTGGCGGTTCGGTTGTCTTCTTCCACAGCCATATTGAACAGAAGATCTTCTTCAGCTTTGTCAAACTGAATCTGGTCTGGCGCCGTTTCTCGTTTATCAAGGACAGACTGCGCTCTATCCATCCTGACCTTGCGCTTATCAAAGCCGCGCACAATTGACTGCATCATGTCTTCCATGTCATTGCGCGCATTATTGGTGCGAAGGATCCCCAAGCCCTCAAACTGACGGCGAAGCCACCGCTTCAACTCAAACCACCAAGCTTTAAGGCTGCCGCGCTCTGGCTGGTTCTGGACAAAGTTGGCAAAGACTTCTTCAGCCTTAACAGATTCGGATGCGCCTTATAGTCCTTGTCTATGCGGGCCCACAGGTCTTTAAGCTCGGCGCGTGCCCGGGTGCTGGTGAGTTTTTTGACAAATTCCTGATACTTGGCTTGGCCAATTACTGTATGCAGCCCACCGTGGGCCAGCACTTCATGCACAAGAGTAGAACGAAGGTCATCAATACTGGCGAAGTTATCGAGTATCAAATAGGCAGAATTGCGGCGATCATCATACGCACCGTAAATAGTCTGACCTTGCTGCGCCATGGCTGGCACTTTGAATCGTTCCAAAAATTCTTCTTGGCTGGTGAATAAGTTAACTCTGATACCAGCAGCGCCTGAAAGGCGTTTCATTACGTCATCAACGGCGCGCTTGGCATCGGCCTGACTAAACTTGCGACTGCCACGATTTACGCCCCTGGAGTTCTTGCTGAACAGCTCAATATTGCCGCCTTCAGTTGGCCTGCTGTCAATGGTTTCAAATAGGGTTTGGAACGCAGCATTAATGCCGGCCGCTTCTTCATTGGTTGGGTATGGGTACGGCTTGGCCTCCAGTCCGACCTCAGCCAGTGCGCCTTGCACCTTGTTCCATTCGGCCTCGTCTATGATGTTCGCCAGATAGTCGTTGCTCATTCCCTTGCGGCCAAGCTCGTCGATAATAAAGCGCTCAAAGCTTCGTGCCAGCATTTCAGTATTTTCTGACCAATAAGCCTTTGAGCGTGTGGAGTCTAGCCCCAGCGCTCGCTTGAGCATCCCCGAGTCTTTGCCTATGGCTTTCATCAGTCCCTTGAACGCATTTACTACAGGCTCACGCACTGGGTCGTTGTGCTGACCGTAGGCATTGTCGCTGATGAAGTCACCGCCACGGCGATCACGGTTGAAATAATTATCCAGCGCATGCATCCATTCGTGGGCCAATGAACCGGCACCAGCCTTCTTGGTCAAGTTAATGACCAGTTTGCCTGGCTCATAGTGAGCCTTGGCCGGATTAACGCCACCTGAGCCACGGGCACCAAACGCCATACCCAAGCGCCCATTGAGTGACAAGGCCTTGAGCGGGATATCAATGGCATCGGCCAAATCAGCCAGTGCGTCATAGGCCTCGTTCAAATCTTTTTGACGCTTGCCCTGTTCTACCAGTTGCCGAACTCCACGCCACGGAATCCGAAGGTTTCAGCAAACACCGCCGGGGTCACATTGGCTGAGTAGCGCTTTGGTCCTACTCGGCCGCGGTTTTCGGCGCGGCGCTCTGATGGGATCTTCTTCATCTGCTGTAGACGCTGTTCAACCTCATCGCGATTTGCTTCAAGGTAGGCGCGCGCCTCTTTGGTGCCTGGGAAAGTCTTGATCCTCAACACTCCAGTGGACGACTCCCAACCAAGGAACGATTCTTTGGTATGGCGATCAACGTAGACTGATACCTTGGAATACTTCTTGGTGTCGCCAGCCGTGCCCGATGATTTGGCGTCGGCAGCCAGCAACTCAGCCAGCCTGCCCTGCACCACCTCGAGGGATTCATCTGCGGTGCTGTAGATTGATTTTCCGTCAAACTCTACCAGGTGCATGGTTTTGGGCTTATCAAACTGCACGCCGTTGAACATAGAGAAATTGCCCCCGCCAATCATGTATCTGGCGGCGCGCTTAAAGTTTGCTGGTGACGACTTGGCGATAACAGGCAGGGTGCGGCGGATCTCGTAGGCATTGACGCGACTGGAGATCAGGCGTTCATTTATCATTGAGTCAATGGCTTGGTCGGCCGTCTTTTCTCCGGATATGGCAGACAGAGCGATTTCCTTCAGCTTGTTAACTGAAGCAGTCCAACCGGCAAGCCGGCGCTTATCTCTTGGCTTGGTTCCTGTTACGCCTCGAAGCATGGCCGCCAGCGCCGCTGCTTCAGGTGTAACGCCTTCGCCGATTAGCTTTTGGTAGTCAGGTTCAGGCCATGATTTTGACAAAGGCTGTGACTCGGTTGTCCCGGTATCTTCAAGGGCTTTTATCGTAGCCTGCCAAGTGTCTTTTTTGGCGCCGCCAATCTTCTCGCCAAAGTCGGTTATTGGTTCGGCTTTCTCAGATTCGCCTTGCGCCTTGGCAGCCTCATCCCTTGATGGCGCGGCATCATCGACGGCAAACTCTTTGCGCAATTCTTCATAGGCTCGCCGGTTTATGCTCTCCGGGGTATCGCTGTTGAACTCTTGGTAAACTTCGAAAGGAGACTGTGCCAGCGCCTTATCGATCTCAGCCTCGTAGTTGTCATCGACCTTGGCCAAAGCTTCAGCGTATCCTGGGGAACCCTTCTTGATGCCCAGGCTCTTCAACTCCGACTGGCGCCACTTGGCTTTTGTGGTTCGCAGTATAGCCGGGGTATCGCTATCGGCCGGCGCCTTTGATTGAATCGGCTCAGTTACCGGCAGCTCTAGCTGGGCTGGCTGGGCCGTGGCTTCCGGTGCCGCTGGCGTTGCCGTAACAGGTTCAGGGCTTACTGCTTCTTCCTTAGTTGCTGCCTGATCTGCATTTTGCTCTGCGGCCTGCTGCGCTTCTGTTTGTGAACTTGGGAACTCGTGAGCAAGGTCTACCAGCTCGCCGATTGGTGCCTTGAGGCGGATCACCTTGATCGGCTCGCCCTTCTCTTGCTTAGTCAGCCACTGGTGATGGCCGTCAAGCACATAGTTGTCCGAGGAAATCAGAATAGAACGATCACCACCATCATAGCCAAGTGCCTTCTTGACTTTGGCTGGTGAAAACTCGGCCTGTGTAGGCTTCAATGAATCGGCCGGCACCTCTTCGCTGACATGCTCAACACCGCGCGCATTCATAAAGTTAACCATGGCGCCGCGATGTTCTGCCTTGATCTGCGGCATTTTTGCCCTGGGAATGTTCAGGGTTCCTGTCTCTGGCTTGAAAGCTACCCATTCATTGTCAAGCTGATCTACAGTCATGTCTGCGGCTTTGGGTAACGCCTGTGGTGTAAGATCTGGCGCTTGCTGTATCTGTTCAGTCTGTTGCGGTTGAGATTGACGCGAATCTTCCCATCCCCATCCATCACCAAATTTCACCGCTTGAACCGTCGCGCCTTCACGCTTGGCAATCCTGGCGCCCTTGCTGGCCAGTGCCTCTTTTGCGGTTTTAAATGGGCGGCCTGAGCTCATCACGTTCACGCCCGACTGGTTACCAGAAAACACAATCCCTTTGTCCTCGATGGCCAGTGGCCTGGCTGCGCTTTCGCGTTCCGCTTTGCGCCGCTGTTGCTCTATGCTCTCCCGGCGCTGCTGTGAAGGCCTGCCGTCATCGGCAAAGATGGTCGAGGACTTGCCAATCAGGTTAGTCGGCTGCGAGGTCATTGCCTCCCTGGCGCGCTGGGCATTTAGAGTTTCACTGTCGATAGATGGATTAACCAGTAGCCTGTGATTGGACGCGCCTGTGTTTCCGGCGGCAGCATTCGCCTTCACGGCGGTTATCGGCAAGTCTTTGCGCTTGTTCAATAGCATCGCTCAAGCGGCTGCGCTGAAAGTCAGAGCCTGGCACAGTTGGAAAGCTTCGGCCTTTCATCGCATTATCTCTTGCGATAACTTCGTCTCCAAAGCGGCCAGCATCCATGGTGCCACCCATGCCAGCCTGACGCGCTGCCGCAGGTTGGTCGTAGTCTATAGCAGGTGATGCAGCGTCTGTGTGGCTGCTATTTCGGCCATATCAATCTGCCTCGCAACACTTTCGCCAGCGAGTGAATCCATTGCGCTAGCTAGCCCTGGGCTATCCTCCCTTATTGGATCCGCTGCATCATTTTTAACTTCCGGCTTTGGTTTTCTATTCAGAAGCCCACCACCAAAGCCAGCGACCCCACCAACACCGGCCCCGAGAATCCCTTCATTCAGTGCGGCAAGTTTTACATTTGCAGTTGGATCCCTGTTATCCAGCTTTGAGACTGCACTATCAACGGCATACTGGCTTGTGCCAGCCTGCGCAGCTTCCGTGGCGCCTTCGGTAAAGGCTCCTGCCAGCGCCGAGCGGAACGCTCCAGACTTAGCCAACCTTATCCCTGTCAACGCTTTACCAAGGATCGGATCTCCTATGGCTGAGGCCGCAAAGTTAGCCAACAGTGTTTTCGGATCGGCTCTGACCTCTTTTGCTACCTGTTCAGCAACTTCTGACTTAGCAGCATTCCACTTGGCCAGATCATCAAGTTCAGGGCTTTGCTGATCCAGCTCGATAAATTTCCTCTGAAAAATGTCGGAATCGGCTAACACTTGATCCGGTATGTTCATCACCTCTTGGCGTGCCTGATTCATTGCCTGGCCGGTAGCCGAAGACCCGCCAGTTAGGCCCATACCTGCTACCTGTGCGGCCTTTGCCCCTTTGGCTCCCAGACTTAAAGCTTTGGTTGCGGCGCCAGCCATACCGGCACCAGGTATCATGGTTGGCGCCAACTGTCCGGCCATGTTGGCCATGTTGAGGATCCATGAATCCAGATCTGTCATGCCTTCACCAAGCGCGACCTCTCCCAATTCATTGAATTCAAACATGGGCTTGCTCATAGCTTCTCGCCCACGGTCAGACAACTGGCCGAACTGGTCGTCTGATATGCCATACAGTGACTTGGCTATGCCGTCAGCACCAAAGAAATCGAAGATCCCACCAAGACCAGAAGCAGCACCTGCCTGAAACATATCGACAGAATCGGCAAACCGGCCTTGCTGTTGACTGGTTTGGCTTTGCTGGGTTGGCGACTGGGTACGATACTGGTTTGGATCAAAGTTGAGTAACGACATATTTGCTAGGCTCCGGGCAATAAAAAACCCAGCAACTTGGCTGGGTTTTATGGCATTTTATGATGACTACTTGTTACAAAACTCGTTTCACTTTATCAAAAAATGAATCGTCGTTTTGGTCACTAGTAGGTATGTTTAGCAGGCCTTTTTGGTCAAGTTCAGAGCGTGCACGATAACGCTGCAGTTGTTGATCTGGTGTTAGCTGTCGCATCTTATCAATAGACAACGGCATTGCTGCACGAATCTGTTCATCTGTTGCGCCGTTAGATCGCAGCATCTGTGCATACGTGCTTTCTTGGCTGTTTGAGCGGGTACTATTAGCCCATGATCCAACATCAAAAGCTGGCTGAGGTGTCGGTATCTGTGCTGGGGTTGGTTCTGGGGTCGGCGGTGATACAGTCGCTTGTGACAAGGCGGGTTGTTCGCTGCCCCCCAGATACATCCCAAATCCGTACTGGTTGGCTTCAGATTCCGTAAGACCTGACCGGGTAACCATGTTCTTTGCATCACTCAGATAACTGGTATTCAACGCTGACATTGCAGCTTGATACCCTGCTGCGTCAGTGATCTGCTTCGTCATTGGGTCAGTGAACATTTCCCGGATCTGCCTTTCCTTGTCAGCCTTCATGCTGTCGAGCCGGTCAAGGCTTTTACTCAGCATGGTCACGGCCTGGCGGGATTCAGCACGAAGCTCTCTGCTATCAGCTCTTGCGTCCATACGTTCTTGACGTTCAACCGTATCTTTATAGCGTTGCTCATCCCTGGCCTCTCTCCGCGCATACCTGGCATCCTCAATCGCCCATCGCTTTTCCATGCTGGCCTGGCGCATCCGCTCAAAGTCCTCTGCTTGCAGCATCCGGGCATACTGAGCCAAGCCAGCACCTATCGCTTGCCCGGCTCCTTCCAACCCTTTACCGATCCCCATCAATAGTGACATATCAGACCTCCGGCATTGGTGTTTTAGGCTTACGGTTCAATAGGCCTGTAGTTTGTTGTTTCGGCACGATGCCCAGGGCCTCACCTTCCTTGGTGGCTTCCTCAACTGATTGCTTGAGCTCGTTCACATCGAGCTCGCCCATTGCTTCCTTAGCGCTTATATACGCTGAATAAGCGTTGCTGGCCGCTGCATCAATGAACTCGTCATTAACCTCATCCTCAGCCAAGGCTCCGGCGTCGACCGCCAAGGCTGTGAGCTCCATCAGTATTTCCATTGCAAGAATCAGTTTGATGTCGTCGCTGTATTGCAACTGACGGCCAACAGCAATCAACACGGTCGCAGTGGCATTGCCAATCCCTCTGGCAACGTCCTGGTCTTCTCTTACCATGGCCGCAATCTTATCCCCGGTTTCACCTTCTCCGTGGATAATGACCTGGGAGATCTTCATCGCCTCAGAAAGCTGAGCTTCTTCCTCTTTGGTAAGATCCTCGCCCTCTGGCTCTTTGATTTGTTTGAGGTCCATTGCTTATCCCACCCTGTCGGTTAAGTCATCAAGGGTTTGCGGCTGCCAGGGTTGCTGCTCATACGTACCTGCTTGAGGTATAGAGGCCATTGGCGAAAGGTTAATATTCTTCAGCAAGCCACCGATATTCAGATCAGCAGCATTGCCTTCACCATCAACACCCCAGTAAGTCATCCGCTTCCGAGCTTCCTCCGCTTCCTTCTCTGCAGCCCGGCCTTGAACAGCACCACCTATCAACTGTGTACCTGCGTTGATACCTGTACTCCAGAGCATGGCCTCACCTGCAGATAGGCCACCAAGTAACCCGCCTCCGGATGTAACTGCCTGTGTAGCAGCTGGCAACTGTGCAACCGGTGTCAATGTGCTTGCAGCTGTACCCGCCCCTCCGGCAGCCCCAGCACCACCAGCCACGGCAGTACCTGTTACACCAGCAGACGCAGCTCCACCAGTGGCATTTATTACCGCTGTTGGCAAAGTTCCAGACATCGCACCATTTGCTGCTGCAGTAATCTCACCTAATGCGGCCGCGTTCGATGCCGTCGTTGCACCGGTTGTTGCAGCTGTATTTCCGAGATTGCCCCAGATCCCTGCGCCTATATTACTTGTTGCCGTAGTGGTTCCGGCCGCCGTTGAAGCAGCGGTATTTGCTGCAGCGCTCGCGGCAGCAGAACCAGCAGCTGCAGCAGCGCCACCAGCGGCACCTGTCCACCCACCGGCAATGGCAGAACCTGCCCCGGCCAAGTTTCCTGACATAAGCGCGGATCCTGCACCTTGCACACCGCCCCAGGCAGAAGCAATACCACCTGCAGCCGTACCGCCGGCACTCATGGCCCCAATAAGGGCCGCACCTCCGAAATAGATAAGGACGCCGCGGCCACTACTTTGAATATTGGACTCGATTCAATTTTGTTGCGAATCTTGGCTGTTTTCTTGTGAACCCATTTGAATACAGGATCAAGTGTTCCAGTAATTTTATGGGCAAACTTTCTCAATTTCTTAAAAGCTTTGCCGACTGCACTCATGCTGCCTCCTGTGAAAAAATTAGACTGTAGAAACCACCGACTATGGTAAAACCATGGCGCTCATAGAGCTGACCGATACGGCCATCGGCATCCATTCCGCTACTCACTCCAAGCAGGATGCTTTTGACTTTTGGGAATGATTTGGCCCAGCGAATAAATCGCCTTAATAACCAAACCGCTTGATCTCCATGCTCTGGCAGAACGCAGAAAGTTAAGTCTGTTGCATAGCAGTCTTTGCTGAACCAGTGTTCCTCCATCATTCCCATGATGAAACCGACAACCTCGCCGTCGACCACAGCAACAAAAATCTCCATACTCCTGTCTGAAATACAGCGTCTCACCATGTACCTGGCTTTGTTGTCGTCAAGGGTGACAGGGTAAGTTGGAGACTTCTCAAGCGTTGCTTTGCCGATTGAGACAATGGCGTTCATGTCTGCGTGAGTCGCTGTTCTAATCATGGTTACCTCTGGAGTTGGTGAATCCAGTTATTGGAGCCAGGTGTACCGACAGGCTCAGACCATCCACCGCCGGATCCACCTAGAAGCCCACCAGTGCTGCTACTTCCACCACCAAACGAACCTCCTGAACCACCTCCGGTACCGGCGCCAACTGTTCCACCCGGGTTACTGGTCGTTGGCGGTGGCACTCCTACGTCTGGCGCAGGGCCACTGTTGCCGCCAATGCCATAGATGGTGCCGATAATTGCTGTTTGGGACTTGAGCGAGTCGATGATGTTCTTAACCGCGGCTTGCTGCTGGGCCTGGGTCATGTTCGGATTGGTCATGGCCATACCAATAGCCTGAAGCGCAGCATTCACAGCCTGGCCAGTAGCATTGCCATACTCCATCTTGGTTTGCTGATCGAAGCCGCGCATTTGCATTTCCATCTGCGTACCAAGTTGAGCGGTTAACTCTTTCCAACGCTGGTCGTTTTGCAGCTGATTGAGCTCAACCTGGTATTGCTGAAGTATTGAATCCCTTTGAACCTGCAGAACGTGACTCGTTTCCATCTGCTTGAGCTGCAGCTCCTGCTGCTTGTCCAGCGTCCCGAGCTGCTGGCGATACTTCAGGTCTTCAAGTTGTTGCTGGAATTCGCGATTGGCGTTGTTTTCACCTGTCTGCCATTCCATCTGATTATTCTGGAGCTGGTTGTTGGCGTCGTACTGTTTATCTGCCATGGCAGCATCTTGCTGGTTTTTCAGGTTGAGCTGATCTTGCTGCGCCTGGGTTTGCCATTGCTGCGACTGAGCTTGGTTGTAGGTCTGGGCATCTTGCTGAGCTATCGGCAATGCCTTGTCTATCATGCTGGACAGTGCCAGCTCTGAACCGATTGAGCTAGATTGAAGTCCTCTGGATGCTGCGAGCCCATTTGCATTCGCAATAGCTTTTCGCATTATGTCGCTGTTAGGATCCAGCAGGCCTGTAATCTGATTCTGTACAAGCGATTCTTCTCTTGGGTCGTATTGATACTGCTTGTCGCTGGTGACGCCTTCAAAGCCGTTTGACTGGTATTCCCGGGGCGTAAACTCGGTTTGAGGTGCAGGCTTAATCGGTACGTTGTAGTTGGCCGGCCGATTCCCACCATCGGTAGGTCTTGGTGGAGATCCTGCCGCCGTAGTCTGCATAGTGTTGCTGGCAGTGTAGGAGCCTGAAACAGGTTCAATATTTGGCTTGTTTAGGGGCTGAGTATTCCCAAGCAGACCACCGGCTTTCGGCGCTGAACCACCGCTAACAGGATAAATGGGTTTGTTTTGACTGGATTCAGGCACAGGCAAAGCGCTCACCTGCCCGGTCTGGATAGGCTTAATTTGTTGCATGATTAATGCACCTCAGATTTTTAGGTTTGTGCTGGGGGAGTTAAAAAGGAGGAAGCTGCAACAAGCCGCAGTATGGGTAAATCTTAGTGATACTACATTCTATTGCAATCGGTTAATCAGGGTTAAAAGCCAGTTCTGCGGCCGGTAGTCTCTTATGATGGCGTTATCCATTCCACTTGGAGAACCATCAGTATTGAGGATTGGTTGCAGCTCGCCAGGCAAACCTGTTTCCGGGTAACTCTTATGGTCCATAGCCAGCTTTAAGCCTGACGCGTAGGTCGGTGTAACCACAGTCACTGCGCTTATCGAACCGCGCAAGCAATTCATCATGCGGCCGCGCGTTCCGCTCATGGCTCCAATTTTGAGCGATGAGTATTCTGATGATTCATAATTCGGGCTCACCTTAACCCTGTGAGAAATGTATCCACTTTGGCCGCTCGGTTTCACGCTGACCGTAATATATGTGCCAGTTGGCTCTGTCGTGACTTCGCTAAGCCAGTGCCCTGGTTGCAGTTGAAATGGTGCCAGAGACTCAAATACTCTGCCGCCATACAGCACGCGAACAACATTATGGCTTTGGCCTGTAAAGCTCACGGCCATCATTCCACCAGAATACCCCTCGACCTGGGCCATTTGATGCGACCAAAGCGCTATATCAGGCTTGTCCAACTCGACAGAATCAAGCTGGATACCGATGCTAAATTCGGTGTTCAGCTGCAGCATGTCTACCCTGAAGTCGATCACACTCTGATAGCCATTCAGAAAGTAACTCCAATTTCCAGGCTGCTCAGGCTGTGTCGGAGGCTGTGGTGTAGGTGGCTTGTATCCTGGAAGCAGCTCTCGATATGACACTTGCATTCGATAGTAAATACTCATATCGGCTTCTTTGATAAATACTGCATTTTCTGTTACTGGAGTTGCATACTCAATATTGTAACGATCTCGCTGAAGGCGATAGAAAATGCCACCTTCTCGAATATAAAACAGCATGTTATCGCTTCTGGCATTAGATGTATCCCAGCGAATATCAAACGTTGAAAACGGATAGCTGCCATCACCAAATTCAGTAATGGTATTTTGTTCTAAGGTAGGATCAAACCAATATAAGTATAACTTGTTGTGAATTGTCTCGTAGAAAACAATAGCCCTTCCTAGCTGGTCGAAAGTTGCAGACAGTAATTTAATGTCTGGAGCTGAAAAAATCACACTTTCTTCACCAAACTCTTCAGTGATATTGTCAAATCTTGACGCAACAACACTAACTCCTGTGTATCTAAACAACCACCAATTTTCTTTGATTGAGCCTTCACTTGTATTTAACGCAGTTGGGCCAATCTCAAGTTCATGAGGTTCAACAAGTGATACTGATGGCTTGCTAACTCCATAAGTCGCATAAGGCGCTAATGCTGGTGAGTCACCAATATTTAGCCACCCCGTTTCAGGAATCATAGTTAACCTCTAGACAAAACTAAGTCAAAAGTTATGGAATATGCAATAGTATTGTCTTTAGGCAATGGTGGGGTTAAGGTAATCAACGACTTGGCATATAAAGATGAACCAACCCCTATTGCCCCTATAGAAGCGTTATTTGGTAAGTTAACATTGGCTGCTATTGATGCTGTCATCCTACTAATAAGCGACACATTAGAGACAAATATATTTTGAGCGCTAGCAGGAATCTTTATGCTGTTTTCAATTTCAACGTTACCAGGACTGGAGTAAGGTGGGGATTCATTACCTTTTCCAGTTCCGATATGAATATTGTTAATGTTTGATACATTGTTCACCAGGGGGATGAAACCACTTATTACATTACCAAAATATGAGTCAGAATTGCCTCTCGAATAATAGTCCAATTGATGATCAGTGCCACCAACATTAATCACACCTAAATCTTGGTGCTGATCAATTGTATAAATAAGATAATGCTTTACTGTTATTTGATCAGACTGTGTGGCTGTAATTGTTGTTGGCTGTCCATTAACATCTTTAATAAGAGACTTGATTTTTAGATTGGCTCCTGAAGAAAGATTGCTTGAGTTTGCCAATCCAATGCATGACATATTACCAACTATCGCACCTGCAGCAAAAACTGACGTTCTAGTGTGAGTCACGATAGTTTTTGAGTTGACCGTATCAAACTCAACGATATGTTCCGGTGAAGATAAAACCTCATGACCTAAGGAGTTTATAGTTGTGTCTTCTGCGTTAACAACTGAGTCAGTACCAACAGCCAGATACGATAAACTCGCTGTTGCTTCTTTGAAGAAGTTATTAAGCAACATATTCTCAAATTTGTAGTTATCCTTCTTACCATCTGCGCGAGTAACGCAAATCTCAAATTTACCTTTAACTTCAGCTTTAATCTCAAGTGCATTCATAATCATTCAACCATAATTACTAAAGAGGCTGTGCTATAAACCATGTCATCTAATGGCTCAGGATATATAGCGTCATACCTAGAAACAGAGAGAGAAGCACCACTAGACACTTCATCAACTAGGACCCCGTTACTAGGCTTATTAATTAGACCATCACCAACAGTCTTTGTGTAAAATGCGGTAACATACAGCTCACCGCTATTAGCAATAAAATCACTTGCCTCAGGTTTATTTGTGACAAGCCTTTCAATAAACATTGAAGCTGATATGTTAATCGAGTCATTATTTTCAATGTTAATAGGGTTGATGTACGTCGCATATATCGATAATGCACAAGAGCTAATAAATGAATCTTTAGATGCAGCTATCGGTGAGTATAAAGTACTTTTTAACACCTGATTTCGATAGTACAAACGAACTCGTCTTTTTGTTAATCCACCAGCCAATACCGCCAGCAGTGCCTGGGCCTGAGTCATTCGTTCCGCCATTACGGCACCACAACATCAGCCGGGTAAACATCGCCCACCAAAAACCACACTGTTTCGCTTATGCTGATCAAGGCCACAGCAGAGTTTTCACCGTATGCCCTAAGGATGCCGCTGGAAAGGATGGTAACCCCTTCGGCTTCGCTGCCCTGAAACCATAGTTCCGCGCCACTCTTGTTAGCGAAGAAGATAATTGACCCGGGTGCCACAGTGGGATCACCGGCAATAGCTCTAATTGAGCGGCCTACTGTGACCAGTATTTTGCTCTGTGCTTCTGTAGGGTTGTCTGGCACCAGGTATTCGCAGTTTATCCACTGACTGTGGTTTGAGCCTGAAACAGCTATCGCGTTTGAACTGTTGCTGACAATGGCCACTTCATGATCTGCTTGCAATAGAAGTGCTGTCGCCGGCAACAAATCCATATCACCCTGCTTGTTGATATAGAGCAGGCTGTCTGTATATGGCTGCAAGGGGATCTCTGTGTCACCCACAAAGTTACTTGGCAGCTTTATCACAAAGCCATTTATCTGCGCGGTAATCTGCTGCAGGTTCGCAGATATCCCGCCAAGCTTTGTATTCATTGGGGTGGCACGTATCGTAGTGCCTTGAATGAAAGGGCTGTTGTCTTGCCAGTATGGAAGCGGTGCATATAGCTCCTTAGCGCCTGCGGCTGACTGGTTTACTGTGCAAAAATAGGTTGGATAAGATGAATGGCGGGATCCGCTTTGACGTTGTTTCCAGGTAAATGGCTATGTTCCGCGATACCCCACTGATATACATATCAGCCCAGCTGGTAGAGCTTCCGCCCCAAGTCGCATTGTCCCACTCTGACAAATCCCATTTACTGCCAGATCCGATAATCACTTCACTGTCAGGAATATCTGGCTCATAAAGTCAAAGAATGCCGCGGCCGACATGACTACCTCTGTCACGCTGTCGCACTCGATTACAAGCTTGTGCCATTTCTTCCTGGCCTCAGGGCTGCCGAAGTTAATAAATGTGGTTAACAGGTAGCTTGAGTATTCGGCACCATCGAATGAAGTTCCGCGATCAAGTTGGTACACATACCCGTCTTGGCCGCCGGCGAATACCGCTTCTTTCCCCTCCAGATCCTCACCGCCAAACCCGCATGAGAACGGCTTGCCGTAATTGACCTGGGTATACTGCGGCGCTCCATCCGGTGAGAAAGTGGTAAACAAGCAACTGCCATCGCCGAAAAGTAGCCGATACTGGTTTTTTGACTTTACCGCCAAGCTCGATACTTCCCTGCCGGCGTATTGGTCCAGTAGTGGCTTAACACCTTGGCTAATCGCCGCCTGGGCGAAGTCACCAAATTGCTGCACTCTGGCCAACATTGTCAGGCCACGGTCATCCAGAAACAGTGTGTCACTCAGCGTTTGCGCCGTTCCCATGCGCATGCCGACCTTAGTGGACAAGCTCTTTAGTTGGAAGTCAGCCTTGCTGGTCCCATAGAGCATATAGGTTCTATTTCGGCATCCAATTGCGCATGTACTGTCAGCCTGTACCTGAAGCTCGGTAATTTCATCCCCGACGGCAAACTCTACCCCGCCGTCCGTAGGGGTCCACTTGGTTGGGTCACCAACCGCACTCGCGACCAGGCTCCCGCCTCGGTAAGCCATGAGCAATACCTGGCTTGGCAGCACTTCAACCAATATCGGTGCGTCAGGAGCTATTGGCCCTGTGATTTGGGTGAAAGTGGTACCGTCAAATCTGAATGCCGGGTTTTTACCATCTACGCCAATGATCTCCATGCTGCCACTGCCGCCGCTGAAGTTGGTTTGACGCGTAAACAACCGCCCGCCAGGTGATAGTGCCGGAGTTGTGACTTCTTGCCATCCGGTTGCCGTAGCTCTATGCAGCTTGGCAGCAGCGCCCCCGGCAGTATTGCGCATCGCGTAGACAATGCCTTCAAAAACAAACCCGCCAATGATAGGGCCATCACCCGGCACACTGCCTATAGTTCCGCGCCTAACCTCAATTTCAGCTTCCCATGCTGCAAGCGCATCTTCATCAGTTGGGAAAGGGAACCCGGGAAGATCAACAATCCTCACCGCAGAAGGTGAAGGCTTTCCATCATAGCGCTCAAAGCCAGATACTCTTTGGTACCTGCCGGCAGTATTGACCTCGAAATTTACCAACTCACGGCAAGTGCCTGGTGGAGCATCGTTATCTGAGTCGGCCATGTTGAGGCCGCCACGAAGGGATATTGGCGCAGGTGTAAACATCAGAAGTTCACCTTTGGCAGCTGATCACGGCACAGCTCCTTAAATGCCACCATATAATCAGCCGATGCCGACTGATACAGAAACTGGTCTTCTTCGAACTTGGCATACTTTACGAGCGCCGCTTTCACAACCACATCCTGATAGTCGTCTGGAATTTGGCTTTGATCATCGTTCCTCAGGAGCCTAGCCGCAGACTTGAAGTAATCCACTTGTATTGGCAATGCTGAATCAGGCACTGGAAAAAACAACAACGAACCAGATGGGCTTTCAGTTACCACTTGGACGCCGGCCCCAGTGCTGATATCGCCATCGTAGTAAGCCAGCCATTCATCCCAATCAACGACCTTCACACGCTGCCCGGAAACTTTTACCTGCTGCAAGGAGCTGAACTGACTCATATTCAGTTCTGCAAGTGTGTATTCCTGCTGAGAAGCAGACAAACTGGAGCTGTTCCTGGTCCAAAGAAAGCGCCAATCGCGCCGAGCTCGCTGGACCTCAAGATCAGCTTCCTGCACCCAAGTACAGATCTTTTTCAAGACGCCGACCTGCCCGGTCACCGAGCCAGGGCCAGTACCGGACACTCCGGACTCTTCCCTGACCTTTTGGCACAGCTCCAGATATGTCATTACCGGATCCCCTTGTCACCTTCGATGCCGAAATGCTTATCCGGATCTTCAATGTCGAAATGCGTATCGACCGTTTGGAACGGCCAGCGCTTTTTCTTGGTTTCGATGGTGACCTTCTGCCCGTTGACTTCTTTCTGCTTGTAGTTGATTTCAATAGCGTTGTTCAGTACGTCGACAATCCCACAAGGCACCTTAGCTTCTTCGCCCTTGACGATCTGATACATGCGGCCATTAAAGCCAACTTGGATGTAATTCATGGTCTCATCGCCATCGTCTTCTACGATGATGGTGTAATGAGAAGCCTTGGCATCGGCCTTTGGCTTTTTGTCTTCGCTGCCTGGCTTGCTCTGGTTGGTATTGCCACCGTTAAACAAGCCTGGCTTCAACTGCTCAAGTTCTTCGATAAGTTTTGGCCGGTCATCTTTGAGGTGGCTCAGGTCCTGCCCGAGGTGTTCAGCAGCAAATTTAATGAGGTTGTCGGTGCTGGTTTTCTTGTTGACATTCATCTTCACGCTCTCCGCTATGGAAATAGAAAAGGGCCCCATAAAGGAGCCCTTTTAGTCTTTGGCCTTACTTATGCCGGATTAACCTCACCGGCGACCTCGATACGGATCATCCAGGCATCGTTGAGGATTTTGGCGGTGTAGTATGTCTTCCACGCCACACTACCGTTTTGCCCCATTTCGTCACCGTGTTGCGGTGTACCTGGGTTACGCACCATCGGCTTAATCGCACCGCCTGACTCCTTGGAGCCCTTCAATGCGATGTGACCAAACGCGCGCTGGCCCATGACCAGAACCGGATAAACATCGGCATTGGTGCCTGAAGTAGACAGCGCTGTACCGCCAGCTGCACCACCGGCATCAGCCCATGGGTTAAACAGCGGTGAGCAGATGAAGCGAATGTCTTCAACACTGCCAATTTCTTCTTGGCAGAGTGGCTGCCGGCTGCCGTATTCGGCTACCGGAGTAAAGCCAGGGATCTTACGGATTGAGCCCACGATATCCGTATGGCAAATAGCCACGAACGCAGCTTCAATCGGCTTGGTCGAGATATTCACGCTTGGGCCCAGAATTGAAGTCAGGCGCTTGGCACGTTGCGCCATCAGCGAACGAGACGCCAGGCGCACATGTGACAATCCCAGGGGTGCGTTCACAGCGTTCCGTGCTGCACCGTTGGCGTAGATCACGTTGGTACCGGCAATCAGCTTGCCGTAGCAAACCATTTCCACGGTTTCACCAGCCTGCTCGCCGGCCATCATGGCCATATCTTTACCGACTTCGTTTTCGTGCAGATCTTCAACTACGTCAGTCAGTGGCATCCAGTCACCGAACTGCTGAAGCTGGGCCGTTACGTCTTCGTAGCGGAAGTTAGTGCCTGCAGGACGAACACCTTCAGTAAGTGGGGTTGTCGCTGGTTGCAGCGGAATTGGTCGGCGCCACTTAACAGTATTGGAACTGTTCTTAGGCATCGGCTTGTGATCGCCGAGCTTGTTGAGCACCAGAATTGGCTCAGCATGCTCCAGCAGTTTTTTCTCGGCGTAGACACCTGCGCGCGTGCCGAGATCACCATAGTTATTAGACATGGCGTGTCTCCTTATTCAGATGTGATTTGGTTGAAAAAAGCGACGGGATCAACGTCGTCCGGTTCTGCTGACGCGCGGCTGGCGCCTTTGCGGTCAAGCTCTGCAAAATCCGAAAGACTGTTTTTGCCTTTACCGTTTGCGTTTGGTTGTTGTGGCTGTGCCTCAGGCGCTGCCTTGCCAAACCCGGTATCAGCCTTGAACTGGTTGAGTAAGGTGATGTTGTCACTGGCCAGATCGCTATTCGCCATCTGTTGAACGCCTGGCGACTGCATCGATAACCATTGACCAAACCGCGGATCCGCCGATGCTTGCTGGAAGTCAGGATGCGCTTGGGCCAACTGCTGATACTGAGACTGAATAAATTCTTCGTGATCACGTTGCTCCAGTCGCTGCCTGTGTTCCTGCAAAGGCGTGAGCTGTTCGGTAAGCGGCTTTACTGCCTGTTCAAGCTTGGCGTTGATAAGGCTGCAATTTCCGGGAACTCCTGCTCTATCTCGGCCATTGACATGCCAGAGAGTTGTTCCGCTGAAGGCGCTTGTTCTTCGCCACCCTTGTCTTTCGCCTGACCACTTTGCTGCGACTCCTTGAGCCTGCGATTCTCAGCCTCAAGCTCATTGGCTTTTCGGGTGAGTGCAGACACTCGTCCGGCATTGGCTCTGTGGTCGTTTTGGAGTTGAGAAAACTGACTACGCACATGCTCTGGTACAGAGGCCCAAGGATCTTCTTCATCGGCTGTAACCTGGCCTTGGTCTGTGGCCGCTGAAGTTTCCTGTGCGTCTGACTTTGCCTGCTTGTCGGTTTTTCCACCCTCCTGATCCAGCCCTTTACTACCTTCTTCACCTGTGGAGTCTTTCGAGTCCTCGGCTGAGATTTCGTTAAAGAAGCTGACAGCATCCAGTTCTTCATCAGAACGGTTGTCCTGTTGATCCTGGATTTCGCTCTGTTGTTGTTGAGCGAGTTTTTCCTGCTCTTGCTTTGGGTCCATAGTGAGTGCCTCATGCAGTCAATAAAAACCCGCTGCAAGAGCGGGTCGATGTGTAAATTGGCAAACAAAAAGCCCGGCTTAATTGCCGGGCTCAGTCTTCATTTAGTTCCAGTCGTTGCGGGTATTCTTTGAGGATCTTGTCGATTTGGTTAACTTGTCCTCTGCATACATTGGCTTGAGCTTCTGTGATCCCTATCTGCAGTAGGGTCCGAATTGCATTTTCGCGGTCTTGTTGAAGTACCTTCTTCAATCTGTTCCAACTGATATCGCTCATGCGTTACTCCAGGCCATAGTTGCCGGTATTGCCTAACTGATTCTTCATTGAGATTTCAGTCATCACCTTGTCCCACTCCAACTGCCGCTTGGCGCTGGAGTCCTGCAGCTTGGCGACCAGCTCATTCTCTTTCAGTTGCCCGGACTGCTGCAGCTTGAACAGTTCGATGCGTTCAGTGCGTTCTTGCTTTTGCAGATCGGCAGACAGTTCCATTTGCTTGATCTGCATTTGCATCTGCATCTCTGCATGCTTTTGCTGAGCATTGAAGTCGGCCAGCTTCCATTCCTGTTCAGCCTTAAACTTCACCTGCTCAACCCGCAACTGCTCTACCAGCATTGCCGAGTCTTGTGGCTGACCGCCTTGGCTTTCTTCCTGCTGTTTCTGCCAAGCCTTCAGTTCATCGTCGGAAGGGATAATGCTCGACGGTAGTTGCTGGGTCTTTGCCCACTCGCGCAATATCTGGCTGCTCTTTAGCTGCAGCACCGGAGCAAACACCGGCGAACTGCCAGCGACATTGATAAAGTTGGTCAGCGCTGCGCCTACCTGCTCTTTGATTAGCAGTGCAGAAGTGCCGCGCGCATCAACTTTAAAATCACCCTTCACAGCTGAATCGTCACTGTGGAGCATGTTGAAATGATAAAAGTCGCGGATCATTGGCGTGGTCACCCAGTCGTCCCACTGCTTAACCTGGGCCCGTCTGACAGTGTTGGCAGCATTCATCAGCATTGACATACCGCCGAGCGTTTGAGTCGACTGACCTTGCTCGCCATGCTGCAGCATCGGCACGCCGGATACTTCATCAATCATTACCCGGTTGGTTTGCAGAATAAGATTCAGATCCTGAAGGTGACTGGGCACATCAAAGGTACTGAATGCCGCCTTAATGTCAGAAAACTGCCCTTCCACATTCCACACTTTCCAAGGCCTGATTTTCCAATCGTTGTCCTGTGGAGTTACTGCGTTCTTGTTTACGCCAAGCTGGGGACCTGAAGAAATGGCGCCATTGTCGAGCATCATTCTCCAGATGCTGTTATAGCTGGACTGCTCATCGTGAATGATCCTGGGGATCCCGAAGCCGAAGATACTTGAATCATCTTCCTCCCAATTGAACACCACATAAGGCAATCCCTTATCGTGGTCCATCATTGACAACCTGGCGCCGAGGACAATGCCACCGCAATAGAACACAACGGCGTCAATTTCTTCCTCGCTATAACCTGTCAGGATCCCGTTGTCATCAGCGTCAAGTGGAATGATGCCAACCTGCTGCAGAACGGATTTAGGTACAGGGCCATGGTATTCCCAGGTTTCATACCTGGTGTCGTTGATTTGGTCAGACAGCCCGGCCAACTGCCTCACATCATCCTGATAAGTCGACCTGTGCTGAGTCTGGTTGCCGGTCATGGCCAGCACCTTCTTTATCTGCTCGTCAGGGAATCCGCGACGCCCTTTTAGGCTCCTGATTTGGCGCTTGCTCATATAGCGGCGCTCGAACACAAACTCAGCTTCTTCGATACTCGCCGCCGACATGTCAGGGTAGAAGTCCCATGGCCTCACCAGTTCAACGCACGGCACGAACTCTTCTTTAATAACCAGCACATGCTCGCCGTCTTTTTTTATAAAGGCTTTCTGCCTGTCTTTTCTGACAACTGGGCCCTTTAGAATGCCGGTGCCGATGATCCCGGCATCACGCAGCATCTGACGACACTTTGCGTTGTACTGAGTTTCAACCAACTGGTCATCAATCAGCTTTGCCATTTTTTCGGCAGCCGCCTTTGCCAGTTCCTCTTTGCGGTTCGCTACGTCGGCTTCGGTGACAATGTTCCCCTCATCGTCTTGATACATGGTGTCACCCAGCTTGAATGGCTTATCACCATTGGCCAGCATGTCTACCAATGTCGGGTTGGGTGTGGGGGATATTCCCCAGTTCTTATCGTCATTGGGGAACAGCAGATCAACCAACTGCGCTATTCCGGCATTTGTCTTTGAGCGGGTCAGCTTGATAAATACCCTGGCCCTATCTGCTTCCTTCAGATTTTTCTCAGTCTCAGGATCGTACTCGCCATAGTACATACGCAGGTCTTCAACCATACGCAGATCCGTTCTGCCACGGTCATAGATGGCTTCAGCGAGTTTACGCTCCAGCTCAATTGCCAAAACGTCGATACGGTCCTTGTCGTCATAATCATGTCCGTATTGCTTTGGCTTCGGCCCGTTGCGCTGCTCAGTCATTAATAACCCGCCTTGCTGTCTGCTGCCCTAGTCTGTGCTGTGGTCTGATAAAGTTGGTCTGTGCGTTCATAGTCGATTTCACCCTGGGCACCTTGTGCCAAGTACTGCAATGCGTCATGTGGGTGTGAATATCGGTTCTTGTCAGCTTCGGAGTGATATCGCTCGTCGCCTGATACCTTTAGGCGCCGGAAGTGGTAGCCGCTGATGAAACCTTTGCGGATCACCTTACAAACAGGACTCAGTTCAAACGCTGGCGCACCGTCGATATCACCGTTAAGGAAGAACCTCACGGCCTCCCATCGGTGTTCTGGTTTGTTGCTGCTTGTTGAATAGGCGCGGATCTTGAATTCCCGGTTAATGATTTCAATCGGGCTGTTTTCATCGTTGCCAGACTTTGCCCAACCGGACGGATCACAGTAGCCTTCCATTTCCGCTTTTGTGTAAGCCGGGAAGTCCTTCCTGAGCTGGGGGATCAGCTCCTTCATAAACTTACGGATACCCATGTCTTCACTGATGTACTCTTTGAGCACTCTCAGCTTATGCTGCACTGTCAGTTGTCCAACAATGCAAGCCGGGGTTCGGCCGAAGTCGAACCCAAGCAACAGTTTTCCATGGGACTTGATTGGCAGCGTTGGATTGCGGGCCACATGGATTGGGTCCTTGTAGCTGCCTCGGTAAATTGGCTTTCCAGTGACTATCGTTCCGTATTCGTTGGCCAAGTTGACGCGGATCCAGTCGTCATCCTTACCTTGGATCATTCGGATGTAATAGCCGTCTGGCAGGTTGTTTAAATTCTCTGCCTCAGGGTTAGGCCGCCAAATAGAATAGGCAGCCTCCCCTTTTCCGATAACTTCTTCGGTTACGCCCCCGGGCTGACGCAGGAATGTCCAGCCCTCCGGCTTCGTTTCCTCTGCCAGCTTGTAATACCAGTGGTCATCGTCTGGGGCGTTGGTATCCCCAATCATTCCATGCCAATAATCAGAGACTTCGGCATTGCTTGGGTATCGACCATGCCGGCCATCGCACATGTCAACGATCGGCTTTGAAAGTTCCTTGACTTCGTTTAGCCAAAACCCGGTAGCCTGGAACCCCCTCAGCTTCCTCACTGAGTCGGGCCTGTCCAAAGCGAAGAACACCAGTTCGGCCAGCACTCTGGTGCCGTCTTCCAGGTCAAAGTCCAGATAGTGAGTTGGCGGCGAGTCCTTCACCAGCCGACCTAAAATAACTTCCTCGTTGTGGTATAGGTCGCACCAGTCTTTAATTGTGGTGTTTTTTAAGTCGGTGTAGGTATTTCGCACCGCCGCCCAGCGTGACTTTCTCACGCCATTTGCATTGGGCGTTTGTTCGCACATCTGGTCAAAGACCCGCATGGCTGAACAATACGTTTTACCAGAGCCGATAGGCCCCATGATCATTGTTACGCGATCGCGAAGCTCCATATACTGGCGCAGCACTTCGCCCTGGGGCTTAACCCAGAATTCAATTTCCTGTTGCTGTGCCACACCGGATCAGCCTTTACGCCATCGTACCGACGAATAACCTTGGGCCTTTCTGCAACCTCCACCTTATCGGTCCACATTTTCTTGTGCTTACCGAGCAGCTCAAGTGCAGCGACCTTATTCCACTGCTTAAACTTCTTGGTAAACCCTATTTGTTCCCGGTCCTCTCCCTGCCCTTCAAACAACTCATCAACTTCAAGCCCTGACAATGCTCTGCGGCAATGCTGTGGCCACTCCTTGAACGGTTTAAGACTGCCATCTTCATTAAAGATCGGCGCCATGTCGGCAAAAGCGACCATTGCAAGCTCACGAATGATCCGCTCAGAGGACACGCCTGCTTCTTCAAATGACTTGTTGATATGCCAATCGATAGCTTCTCTGACATGAGGCCGGTTATATGTGATATAGCCAACCTTCGCCGGTTCCTTTGACTTTGAGCCAGCTTTGACAGCAGCTTCTTTCTTGCTCGACAGCTCGACATAGGCAGCAATAAAGCGACGCTCGAAGTCTGTATATTTGTGGATACTCCAGTCGAATTGAGACTTACTCATTGCTCAACTCTTTGGCTAGCTTAGCCTTGGCTAGTTCAGTCTCAACGCGCGTTAACTCTGACTCCCTGCGCTCCCTGCGCCACTGATATAACCAGTTGATGATAAACGTCAAAAACGCCAGCAATAAGCCACCCCATAGCGCCAATTCATTCACGGTAAATGCGCCTCCTGCCGCTGTTGAAATTGAAGCGCCGTAGGAAGCAGCTGCCACTACTTTTGCTGTTCCGGCCTCAGTTGCTTGTATGCTGTGATTCATTGAGTTTTCGCTCCCTCCAGTCATGCAGGCTCTGCCAACTGACATTGCAGTCATCCAGCGCCTGAATGAGTGTCATCGCGTAATTAAGCAGCTCCGGATTTTTGACTTTCCGGCCTTCGGTTTTCGGTGCTGACGGGATTTCGCAGAACGCCAGCAGTTCTTCCGGTGGAAGTACAGGCACCTGCTTTGTCACCGTCAAAGTTCGCACAATCGGCTGCGTGCTCGAGCAACCTTGCAAGATCACTAGGCACATGATCAGCAGCCCAACTTCGCGTATGTTCATCGTTCGAATTCTCCAGCAGTTGTGATACCTGGGTTTTCAGTTCAGTGTATGCCTGCTCCAACTGCCGCCGGTTTTGTTCCCGCTCAATTAGCGCCGCTGCCAGCGCCTTGGCGTCACTGAGCGCCACCTGTTTTTCAAGTTCGGCAGCCTGCAGCTGTTTCGCGAGCAGATCCGCATCAAGCTGCAGCTGGGATTTCTGCAGTTCGGACAATTCGAGATTTGACTCTGCCGTATCCAGGCTGGCGTTTGCCATCGACAATGCGAAGACTAAACTCACGACGATGAGCAACAGCAGGACCGTAGCCGGGCCCAATAGACGGTTTAAAGGGTTCATTGGCGTTTCCTTTCAGGCTTGATAAACACAGTGCGAGCTCTTTTGCGCGGCGCTTTACAAGGCCATTTAGCTTTCGGCCCTTTGAGTACACCCAGCGTATAAGTTCATTGCAGGCCCCAATGTGGTCACCTGCCAGAAGCTTTTGCGCAAAGTGGATGTGCGGAACGCCTCGGCGCCGACGTTGTAGATAAAACTGAGGTAAGCGGCATTTTCGCCTCTGTCAGAGTCACCCCGTCGGTGAGGCGCAACAGTTGGCGGTTGTATGTCGCCAGATTGTCTGCAAGCTGATTCAGGCAGTACTCCATTGAGCGAGGCTGCCCAGGCTCCTGTCCGTCGGCCCGTTGCCCGGCGCATTCAGTAACAATGCCAACCGGGTCAACGTAGGTACCAAGTACCAATTCTTCTTGATCCACAATAAAAACGCCGCCAGTTACGGCGGCGCCTGAAAGGCCTGCAGCGAGAAGAAAGGCGCGGATGTTGAGTTTCATGCTGGTGCCTGCTCTGGATGCTCGGCAGGCACATCCTCGCCAGAAGCAAGGTAGTCGAAGAACACACGTTCATGCTCTGCGATAACGGGAACTAACTTTTCAGCAGAGCGCTTTCCAGCTTCCAAGAATATTGCCTGCATGATTTTAGCGCTTGGACCACCAGCCCGGTAGAAACTGTCAGTGCCGAATTTTACAGGCTCTACATTGACACGCCTTTCAAGGCAGGAAACATTTTCACCATTGGCAAGTGCAACCGACACGCTTAGCTTGCAAGAAACGCCAGAAACCAAAGCCGTCTCACCGTCAACGCCACTAAACTCTTTAACCTGCCCCTTGCTTAAATTTGATTGCTCTACCTTCACGGCGACAATCGCACCCTTGTTTAACAGCCTGTCGCCAATGCGAACGAAGTTGGAGCGGTCCATTATTTACGCCCCCACATTCCGGCCATCAGCGAATCACCGGCTGGGGTAACAAACTGCTCACCCACCAACGAACCATCACCAAAATATTCAACAAGCTCTGGAAAATTGACGCCAGTGAATTGGATGCAGCCAGATTTTTTAATCGAGAATCCAAACAGTCCGCATAATCTTCCATTGAGTCCCGCTGTTTCTTCAGCAGCGTTCTGGTCCCGCTCTCCAGCGATTTAAACATATCCCCGTTTACAAACTCATTGAGTTTAGCCAGGCGTGAAGTGAGCTCGCCGTATTCAGCAATCATCCGGTCGATGTGGTCACCGATTGCTGGGGCCGATATATCACAAGCTAAACGGTATCCCTCGAGTTCCCACAGTTTTTCGTTGGCTTGGGCCATTACCTTTTCAGTGGCGTATTTCTCCCCGAGAGCAGGGTCGAACTTCTGCGGATCAGCGCAGCCGCTGATAGCTGTTGCCAGCGTGAAGTGATTGCCTTCGCCCATCGGCAGCATAGCAGTAGCCACTGTAGTGGTAGTGCCTTCGATAACGTGACAATGACAAATGACTGTTGCCAGCAACGACTGAATGCGAGCGACGTTGATCGATTTAACCATTGCGGGAGTCCTGTTTATGGAGTCCAAAGAAAAGCCCCGGCGAATGCCAGGGCTCAGAAACGCAAAAGGCCACCGATGTGGTGGCCTGCTGTAGTCGGTATTAACCGCACTATGGGTCAATCTTAGTGTGGTGTTATTCTATGTCAACAGGGATTTGATGAATCAAATTCTCGATACTGCAGTTTGGAAGTCATCATTCCGTCATGGTGAGACATGGTGGCATCGTGTATTTCCAAGATAGCTTCGCCATCTAAGTACAGAGTTTGATAGGTATCACCATAGCGTCTAATTGCTTTCAATCTTGGCTTTAGCGCTTCCAGATCGCTAACGTCAACGCCGCGATTAACCAAAACCATTTTAATCAAGTCATCTTCTTTCTTGACTATGGAAGCCGCTAATCTTTCAACCATTGATGATTGCAAGTCAATTCGCGCCTCAAGCAGCTCAGCCCATTGTTCATCATTCATAAAACCACCTTTAAAAGTTGTCACTTTAATGACTTGGCAAGAAGCCCGGCTTTTGCCAGAGCTCTCGCTATTCCGTCCGCACTGGTTGTTGGGCAGCTTCGTATTACCTCGACCGCATCGGATAATACATCGTTACAAGCTGGATTGCTCGGTGCTGCATTCTGGCGCTTGGCAATAAACTCGAATGCTTCCCGTTCTTCAGGTGTCTCGATGCCGATATCTGCCATCATTACCTCCACCTGTTTTGACGGTTGCGCTTGCGGTCTGACTTGTTGCGGCGTCCAACACAATCAGATTCATCAGATGGCGCAGGAATGGAACTGCAATGATCAAGCTCAGCAAACAAGCCAGAAATTCCGATTCGTGGCACCCGGTCTGTGACAATTATGTCTTTGCATCCCTGTATTTCTGGATGATTCCAATACTGCTCTTTGGTGATGAAAAGTACCCTGGGCTCGAGTTCTTCATCGATATCACTCTGCACGGATAAAAGTGCTTTGCTATCACCAAGGCAAACAACTATGCCGACCTCGCCGTCATCAATCAGGTGCGCAAACGCCATGTTCAGAGCTTCTGAGTCTGCAGCTCTCAGCACTGTGTCGAGAATGTGTGCCTCATCAATCCAGGACTTTGTTATATTCATGCCACCCACCCCTGCTGCTCTGCCACCAGTCTAAGGATCCGCTTGCACTCACTGTCGGCATCACCAGCTGCCCGGTACATCCAATCAACAACCTGCGAATACTGATCGTAATACTCTGAGACAAACTGCTCTCGGCGGCTCTTGGTCATGCGCCAGTTTAGAATGCGCCCCATCATGTAAGCCAAGTCATCACAGCTGAGGATGATTTGCCCAACGCCGTTACAACCATGGCAGTCAACGCGCGTCCCTTTGGTGAAATTGGTTATGTTGAACCCATTGCCATTGCACTTGGGGCAAACCTTCGTTCCGCAAACCTCATGCACAACCAACTTGGCCAAGGCTGCTGCTTCGCTCGACTCTCGGCCATCGCCTATCAGTTTTTCCTTCACAATCTCGCGAAGCTCCAAAGACGCGCCCTTGTTCCCGGCAATTCGCGCCTCCAGAATTCTGACTCCGACCGGGCAGGTTTTCATGGCCTGGGCAATAACACCGGCAGCATCTTCAGCGCTGAATACACCACGGCCGTTTATCGGCTCAAGTGAAATCGCTTTCTGAGCTGTCAGGGTGAACAGTCTTTCTATGGAAATCATCTGCGGCTCCTAACTCTAATCAAATCCAACACTCCAAATCAGTGCGCCACACCAAAAACCATAGGCGCATCAATACCTTATCCGTCAAAATGGAACATCATCATCCCAACCATCATCAAGGTCAGGCGTATACGACTGCTGTTTAGGTGGTGCCGATTGCTGTTTTTGATGGCTTTTAGCGGGCTGATATTGCCCTTGGTTAGCGGCATTTTGCTGTTGTGGAGCCCGATACTGCTGCTGGTGCGCCGGTCCTGGCTCTGTGACTGCGCATTTTGTTGGTTACGGCCGCCCAGCATCTGCATGGTGCCACCCATATCAATAACCACTTCTGTGGTGTACTTATCCTGACCGCTCTGGTCTTTCCACTTGCGGGTCTGCAGCTTGCCTTCCAGGTACACTTGCGAACCTTTGCGCAGGTACTCACCGGCAATTTCAGCGAGCTTCCCGTACATAACAACCCGGTGCCACTCGGTACGCTCTTGCTGTTGACCCTGTTGGTCCTTCCATGACTCACTGGTGGCCACGGTGATATTTGCCACAGCGTTGCCGTTGGGCATGTATCGCACCTCTGGATCCTGACCAAGGTTGCCGACAATGATCACTTTATTAATTCCGCGTTGTGCCATGGTTATTACTCCACTAGCTCGTATGTTTTATCGAAGATTTCAGGCTGACATGGGTAGAACTCACCATTAACGCCCTTGATGATGTAGTCGCCATTTGAAGCGATATGCAGGCCTTCAAGAGTTTTTACATAGAAAGAATTTGTTACCATCTGCCTGGTTCCCATTTCATTTCTGGGAATGTAGAAGTAATTTCTTCAAAAGATTTAGCACTTCCAGTCCACTGAACAGCATCGATAACTACATGTTTATTTTTGTACTTAGCCATACCACCCACCTCATCCAAATAGCGCGATCAATGCAGCATCGCGGGTATCTTCGTTGCTTCTGCCGTTCCAACCAGTGAGCTTGTTGAAATAGGCGCTGTTTGTTTTCGCTTGTTTAACCGGCCCACGCAGTGGCTTAACCAGAATGACGTTTATGCCTTTGCTGTTGAGCAAATCCTTAATGTGCGTGGCCGTTGCTTTTACTTGCCCGACGTTCTGGCTTATCTTGCGCATAACGAGGTCGTTTGTGCCAGGGCGCTTCTTGACGCTTTTCCAAAGATTGACGTCTTCAATCTTCACAACCACATCGTTGTCAGCTGCCAGCGCAGTGATGAACTCAATCAGTTCAACAAATGGCATCTTCTTCAGCTCTGCGATTTTGTTGCGGTTAACGATAGCCAAACCACTGGCTTCCAAATCGGGATCAATGCCTACGACTAACATTGTTCAATTCCTCCTGTATTCAGACGCAACGCGATGCAGGTATTCATTTGCTGCACGCCGTTGCTCTCTTGTTCTGCCGTTGGCAAACAGTCGCTCATATTCGGATGAGACAGCATGCTTGTGTTCCGTAGGAATGACCGCCATTCGTGACATGACGAACTTACGGTCAGATACTCCCCCTCGGCAGAAATAGAATCTTGGGTATTCAAGAAATGGATTAGCAGGGGTGCCAAGTGACGGCTCTGATGCAGCTGGCGTTGCAGGCTCAGGCTCCCCATTGCAGATCGCACTGTAAAAATCCGGCGCATCATCTGGAACTGTCCGCATTGGCTTTACTCCGCTGACGGATCCCCAACAACCGGATTTGCAGATCGTGCGATGGCGAACTGCATTTATCATGCAGCTCATCCAGATACTCATTGCGCGAAGTGGCAGTATTACAGCTGAGCAGCTTCACCCCACGCCGCGGTATGGGCTCTCCCCTGGCGTCCATCGCAGCATATCGCCGAAGCTCTGCAGTCCACGTTTTGATTGCTGGGTCCCTTGGTAATCGTCTGACATGAAACTCACAGCTGAGGCGAGCCGCATACTCCGGATCACTGAGCGGCTTCTTCCGGTCAATCATGCGAGTGAACGCTGCGATTGCTTCAGCATCGTCAATCTCGCCTTCTTTGCACCAAGCAACGAACTGGCCGGCTGAAGGCATCCATGGAAGCCTGTCAGCTCTTGCGTTTGTCATTCCGCGCTCAATCTTCTCAACGGTATCGATGCCCTGCTCTGCAAAAGCAGTCGTCCACTCCCGCTTCCAAATCTCAACCGCTTTGGCGTCTTTCAGGCTGGCTACCCAGGCAGGCTTAACAGCCATTAAGCGCTTGAGTGTCTGGTTAACGATACTGACAACTGCACTGTCGACTGCGGCATGGCGCCGTTCTGCCAGTTGTCCAGGTAGTCCGATATTGGCCGCTGCTTCAGGCATCAGTGTTTGAATTGGTTTCATCTGTCACCTCCAAGGATATGCATTCCTTCAGCCATCCCGTATCGTCCAAACCAAGCGGATCGGAGTTTTCTGTAAAACGGCCGTTGCCAACAGAATGGGAAGTGATCGTGTAGTTTTGCTTCCAGTGCTCGTCAGGCCCGAGGAAAGTGCTCGTCATCTTCACCTTGTCTGTGCCGATAAGCCCTTTGGCTTCGCAATAGCGGCGATAGGCTTCTATGCCGTTCATCAGTTGCTGGTGCCCAACACCTTGGCGAATACGTGCCTTGTAGGCCTTGAAAGCGGATTTCTTTGAATCAGCTCCTTCCCTCCTTGGCCTGGCCGACCACAGTTCTTCAAACTCGGTTGAATACTCCTCTTGATTTCCGGTTTGAGACGTATGTTGTTTATCCTGATCCTGATCCTGTTCCTGTTCCTGATTCGGCATAGCCTTGGATGAAGCCTTCTCTAAAGCCTCCTTAAAGGCTTCGTCAAAGGCTTTCCTATAGCCTTCCCCAAGCCCACAGATATAGGCTCCAATCTCTTTTAAAGCCTCATCTTTCAACTGACATTCAGGCAAGAGATCGAACTCTTTACCCCAATTTCTAACAACATTTGGGGACTCAGGTTTGTTGTGCTTAATGGCGTTCGGAAGCCACACCAATCTGGATTTAAAATCAGCTTTTGCCATGCCTTGAACAAATACTTCGTTAAAGGCTTTGTCGAAGCCTTCCTGTGACCAACCAAGTTCCTCTGCCATGGCCGCCCTACCGGCGCGAAACAGTCCAGGAATCGGCCAGTGTGTGGTCCCGTAAGCAAGAAGAACCATAGGCCTTGCCCACTAGCAGGAAGCTGAGATAGGTGCCGAAACTTCTCATCAGACCAAGTTCGCACCTCAATTTTTCGGTATCTACTCATAGATCCTCCGATAACACGCTTACCTAAAGGCTTCGGGAAAGCCTTCAGTAAACCCTTGTTACTCGCGCTCCTTGCTTATGGCTGATTCGATTTTTTTCCTAACTCAAAAGACGGAGATGAAACTCGAGAGGTGGCAACACGGTACACAGAGTTGTAATCGAGTTGATGCTTTTCGCAGAACGCAGCCAGAGCTCCTCTCCGCGTGTTCATGATGGTATTTAGCTCGTCTTTTAGATTCATGCTGGCCCCTACTGGATGCATTAAAGTACATGTAGGAACAGATGGTACACCCTAAAATGCATATATGCAATTACCAATGCATTTACGCAATCTCGGTGTTATTGATGTAGATCCGATTCGTTTCAAAAACGAAAACATGCGGCCTTTCGAAATGATTTTCTTGCATATATGCAATTTAGCGCCATATAATCATAGGACGTGTAAATTGGAGGGCGGCAACCTATGTTGTCTACGTCAAAAATACTTATAGACAACCTGGATGCGGTTCTGAAAAAGCACCAAATGCGGCCATCTCACTTTGCCGATATGGCTGTTGAGAACGGGCTTGATGTAACCAGGTCATTCATGTCAAGACTTATGAGTGGCGCCAGCGTTAATATTACAATGCACAAGCTTGACGCTTTGGTTCAGGCCATAAACATTTTAGAGCCCGGCATAACTGCAGCAGATTTGCTTACTCCTGATTCCATAACACAGGGCAAACGGGTTCTTTGCTTTGATGAACTGACAGGAATAATCAACCAACTGCTGTTTGAGCTAACAGATCTTCGCTGGTTGACTATTGATAATGATGTGCCCAAGAAGATGGTTTCAGACTACATAGGTATCAATCTGAGAAAACAACTCCCTGATATGATCCAAGATGAATCCAAAGATGTAAGCTCTGGTTGATGTCAGTGGAGTTTGTACCCTTCAACTTCATATAACGCCCAGCTCCAACCATCATTTTCTGGTATTGGCTTTTCTGTCGTTACATAGAATGTGTATGAATCACCGTATGTAAACTTCTGCTTTTCAGGTACTTCAACTGTGTAAATCTTCATTGGGTCACTCTTGCTGGCCCTAACAGCCACAGAGAATTTTTTAAGCAGAATTCCATCGTTCCTGTTAGTTATGTTTACCCGAAGGCTCGCATTTATGTTCTTCATATTTTGAACATCAAAATTCAACAGGCTACCAGAAGATTTCATCTCTCCCCGAATGTTAACCGCTGTTCCTTCAATATTGGCCACTTGGTCACTGGTAAGCTTAAACGTTTCCAGAGGATATTTGATTCGGCATACCCTCTTCAGCTCGCCTATCAGTTCTGTAGAGTGGATCTCCTTTATGCCGTCTTCCAGACAGTCGTAATAGGTTCTACCAAAACCAAAAAGTGAAAAGTCCCCGGCGGACGCTGAAGATGACGCAGCCATTAGCATGCTGACGACCAAAAGCTTTCTCATGAGAAATACCTAATCAATGATAAAGAGGTTCGTTATTAAAGCTTGTCTTATGGTACACAAGCTACTTTTTATAGAATCCATACGAATACACAGCACTCACTAGCGTAGATATAACCCAGGCAAGAACTATGTTAGTTTCCATCAAAAGTGACAGTATCACGCCAAGGCCAACCCAAGACATGATAAAAAGCTGATTTCTATCATTAGCATTTTTTTGTTTAAGTTTAGATAACTGCGAAATACGCTTAAGCGAGTATTCGGTTTCTTGATCTTGGAGGTGTTGCAGTTCAGTGTCGATTTCCCTATCTCTCATAACTCTTCCTTTCTTACAGGAGATAGGTATACCAAATATCATCAAGCTCGCTTATTGTCCACCACCAATCTGACTCCTGCGTGGCTTTCTCTGCCTTTAGAGTCACTAGCCTCATGATCTTCTGCATATTGCTCAAGATCACGCTGCCATCGTTCTAAGCTCGCAATTTTTTCCATCGATGGCTTCATATCATCAATTATCACCCTATCCATACACAGCTTGTGCGCTCGAGCATCAAAACGTTTCTTCTCTACGTCATTCCGTATTCTAAGAAAAATCACAGCGGAATAGATTAGCAAAGCTATCAATAAGATACTGTTTGCCAGAATTATAAAGTTCATTTGCGTGGTCCCTGAAAAATCTTAGATATGGCGCTGGCAAAACCATCGATTACCGATAAGAATTTGTTTGCAATCCCATCCACAACGCTATCAAAATTATTGAATACAAACGCTAAGATTACCAACGTTCCAAGAATGGCCGGGCCAAAATTCAATGACAGAACCCCCCACCTGTATACGTCGTATAGTACTTCTGAGTTGAATACAAACCTATCTAAGTATCTTGCTACCTGCAGGACTATCAAGCACAACATTGTGAGGCATATGGTTTTAGTCATTGCACTAAACCCAGTGTGTAGGCGCTTATGTATTTTTGGTATCAATAGAATTGAAATGAAGTAAAAAAATACCCAAGTTGGAAACCACAACTGCCTAATAACACTTTGACAAGACGTTGGGTCACCAGAGACCCCAAGACTGGCAAGGAACTCAGTGCAAGCCACCGGATCAGCAAGATTGAGGTAAATAGGACTTATCCGCTCCATGATATAATTAGACGCAGTCCATATACCCATAGAGATAAAACTGGACAAACTTCCCCAACCAGCCTTCCAGAATGAATAGAAGATAAACGTCAAAAACGCAGAATATATCGTTTCAATATCATCAATATGCAGAGAGAACTCTTGCCAGTTCATGTGTATTCCCTTACTTCACAGTCAAAACTCAACCAGGTTCGTTGCCTGAGCCACCACCATCTAAAGTTGGCGGCTCTGTACCAGAGCCATTTCCGTCAACTTTTGGTGGTTCATTCCCTGACCCTCCACCCAGTACATCAACAAGTGGAGGCTCATTCCCAGATCCCCCACCCTGAGTTTCGGCGTCCAGCGCGTTTTGTGCTTCTTGCGAAATGTTTACAGAATCTACTTCTGAATAACCAGGTATGTTATCCGATTGTTGATCACGTGTCACATCACCATTTTCTTTGACACCACCAGACTCGATTGTTTGCTTGTTCACTGAATACGAACCAGCGGTTCCAACGTTGGTGTTGATTCCCGTCATACATCCTCCTTTAAGTGCATTTAGTTGCACTAATGTACCAAGTAAATTGCCAGATTCTCCCGGCAAGCTAATAATTACGCATTTTTTGCATTTGTGCAATTTTTTATTGACAGGGCAATTTGCAATGCCTAAAGTGCACATATGCAATTTAGATGCACCAAAGCATCCGCTCTTTAACAATCAGTCCCATGAACGACTAACCTTGGCACCCTCACGAATGAGGGAACCAAACTAGGTCACTCCGAGGAACACGCAGCGGAGGACAGAAATCTGCGTAAATAGACTTGTGCGCCTCTTGCGGCGACCGGGTATCAGATTGCTCAGATAGGCAAACAACGGCAGGAAAAACCGGCTGGCTGATAAGGATCTTGAGTCCGCCCTGAGAGCACGACCCGCAACGCGCACAACCCCGCCCAGTTCCGGCGGTGAGGTAGGAACAGGTTTTACAGCTGGCTCTTGCGAGAGTCAGCGATAAAGCCAACTGATAGGAGGGCTACAATGGCTAAACGTGATGTAAAAATCAAGCTGGATCAGTGGGACATACAGTCTGAACTTATTTTTGAGGTTGATGATGAAAAGTTCACTGAGACTCTTGCTGATGAAATAAACAGCTTCTGGGGCGGTAGTGAATCCAGAGTTGAAGATTCTGGAGGTTCAGTAATAGATGCTGCTTTGAGATTGTACGCATGCGAATGTTTTCGGTTAGTGGCTTTCAACAACTTCCTGGATGAATCCTATGTGACAGAGAAGTTCAACTGGTCATCAGGACATGGCGTAGAAGGTTTTAGCAGCTTCGAAGAAGCCGGGTTGAAGCTGAAGGAAATTGAAAACTGGCATATCGAATTTGATCATGTAGAAATCTCTAAGTAATACAGTGCCCCTGGAAACAGGGCGCATTGGGAAGGTGACTCGACGTAGTACATCGAGAGCATAAGCTGGCCTCGAGCAGAGGATTCGAAAATGGCTAGATATAGCCACCTTCACCAATGCGATGACAGATAGCGCTGTAAGTTGGCGAATCTCTTAATAGTCGCGCAAGCCGCTAAACAACTTACCATCGCATTACCGGGTGACGCGGTTAACGGTCTGGTATTCGCGGAACAACGAGGCGGCGCCGTGAATGCCGATCCCGCCTAGAGCCCAAACTGTGAAAACAGGTTCAAGCTCCACGCAGGCTGGAAGGTCTGCCCCTCTTTTTCAATGCTACTGGAAGCATCCATCCAGACAACTAACTGAGGACCTTGTTATGTAATCAGTAGCCGTTAGGAGCGGCCACCTATAAGCACAGGTAGTGACTGTGCCCCGAGTCAAGCACTGTTCTTGAGCCAGCTTTGGATCTGGTTAGGGTTAATAAACAAGGGTCCACTGGTAAAGCAGCGCGAACGCCTGAAAGTCGCGCACCAGTTATAAGCGGCAAGATTGCGGCAGAGGACGGGTTCAGGCCGCCGGATGACGTAACCGGCACTCTATTCTATCTGATCCGCGCCAGTGGCGACCTAGCGGAACATCATTCAACCAAATCACAAGGAAAGCACCATGACTACTGGAGAGCGCGCCCTGCTCCATCGGCTGGCTATTGCCATTTTGATGGTCCCAGTTGGCGAGAATGTCGAGCGAAATCCACGCGTGAAAAAGAAGCTGTTGCTGATTTCTCAAATGGCGCTGTTGGGGATGTTCTCCGACGATTTCATGAGCCGTTTTTTCGGATTCATCGCTTGCATACGGCAATACGATGAACAATTCCTTGCAATGTTGGAAATTGTCGACGGTGAAGCGCATATCAGGCTAACCGGTCACGACCGCAAATTACCACAGATATCCATTGTTGATAGGCGCGGTAGATACCGAATGAATCTAATCAACAAGGCTATCGACAGTATTGAGATTGTGGAGGTGCAAGATGCTGCTTAATGCAAATGCCGCCAGTGATTATCTGACTGACATGCTGGCCAGCGCCTCTGCAAACGATTCCCTGGAACAAGAGGCGATAACTGCAAAGGCCGAGTGGATAGCGCGGACCATTGCGAACGGCGGTGAAGTTGAAGGTCACGACATTGAGACAGTACTGGAAACAGTGCTGCCTGAGCCAAAAGCGCTTGAGGCCCTGGCCCAGGTTTTCACGATTGATGATGCGCGCGAGTTCAAAGCGTTGGTCCAGGTCGAAATTGACCGTGTTGCAAGTCTGATAGCCCCCGACCTGGTGCGCGCAGAAAGAGGAATTTAATAATGCAATTCAAACTGACATTTGAACCAATGGCCGCGGCCAGAAAGGCTCGTGGCCTGGTCTCTATCAGCTACACCGTTGAAGCTGATACTCGAGTAAAAGCCGAGTTGATGGCCATAGCCAACCTGGAGTCTGAGGGTTACGTCCGCACCGACTTCAAGCGCACAATCAAGTGCACTGAATTCGAGCCGGAAACTGCACCAGAGCCAGAGCCTGATGAAACTGAGCAGCCAGCTGCCGCAGTAGCTGACAAGAGTGATTCAAATCAGGAAGCGGCCAATGACGACGACCCATTTGCGGCATTTGTTGTTAGCTGGACGATAGAAAGTCTCAATGCTCGCCTTGAGCAACTCGCACCTGGCGAGCGACTGGTGGTAGACGGTTTGCCAGACGATATCTACCACGGCTCAAACGGCATCAGTTGCAGCAAGTTGAAGCTGTTTCTTGAGTGCCCACAGAAGTACAAGGCCAAGTACCTTGACGGCATGATACCTGACGCCGAAAAGAGCTACTTCGACTTTGGTAAGGCCGCACATTGTATGGTGTTGGAGCCGTGGGCATTCAGTGAGCGATACATCTGCCAGCCAGACGAAATCAAGGTTCGCAGAGGCAAGGCTTGGGACGATGTTAAATCTCAGGCTGATAATGCGGGTCAAGTGGTGCTCACCCGTCAGCAGTGGGAAGACATGCCACTGCTCAGGCAATCGCTCGAGTCGAACAAGACGGCACTGGCACTATCAACTGGCGGTGTTTCTGAGCGCAGCATATTCAAGCGCGATAAAGAAACCGGACTGATTATCAAGTGCCGCCCTGACTACACGATTGGCGGCTTGATTGTTGACCTAAAGACCAGCGACACAGCTGAACCACGCTTCTTTGGCGCCAAGGCCAAGCGCCTTGGATATCACATTCAAGACGCCATGTATTCGGACATTTCGGAATGCAACGAGTTTTGTTTCTTTGTGATTGAGTCAGCCAGACCGTTTGTCATCACGGCTCCGGTCATTATGGACGACAAAACCAAGCGACTCGGATACCTCAAGTATCGCAAGGCGCTACGAGAAATAAAACAGTGCATGTCTACCGGAGAATGGCCGGCATACACCGACGAGACAACATACGTTGAGCTGAACAGCTGGGAACAGTCAGAGCTTGACGACTTGGAAGCACAATTTGACGGCGTTAACGCCTACGGGGATGCAGCATGAACGCACAACCAAACACATTGCAGCAGCGGAAGCCAGAGGCAGAGCAGCCAGCGCGTTTTTTAGTACCAGCAAATTTTCAGGAGGCGATGCAAATTGCTGAAATGCTGGCACAGTCTGAAATGGTACCTAAAACTATCAACGCAAACCTTTTGATATTGCTATTGCAATGGCAATGGGGGCTGAGCTTGGGTTTCAGCCGCTTCAATCGCTGCAAAATATCGCGGTGATTAATGGCCGCCCGTCTGTTTGGGGTGATGCGTTCCGTGCATTGATCATAGGATCGCCTGACTTAGTAGATTTCAAAGAGTGGTATGAAAACGACACTGCATACTGTCACATCAAACGTAAATTAGCCTCGGGCGCTGTCGCGGAGTTTAACAGCAAATTTAGTATTCAAGATGCAAAAACAGCTGGTTTGTGGGGCAAGCAAGGTCCGTGGACGCAATACCCTACACGACAGCAACAATGGCGAGCACTCGGATTCGCTGGTCGTGATGCTTACGCTGACAGACTGCGTGGTATTTGGATTGATGCCGAGGCTCAGGACATGCCACCTGAAAAGGAGATCAACCCCAAACACCACAGCTCCGAGCTTCAGCAAGTTCTGGACAAAGCAGACCATCAGCCAGAGCAAACTCAGAAATCACTTCCTTCTCAATTCGAAAAGTTGAGCATGTCTCTTAATGACTGCACAACGATTGAGGAGCTGAATGAAGTTGTCGAGGCCGTGCAGAAAGCAGTCAGCTCCAGGAAAGTGAACGACTCTGAGCGAAAACACCTTGGTGCTATCTACAACAACCGCAAGGCCATGCTTGAGCCAAAGTTCGACACCGAAACAGGCGAAGTAGCGACAGCATAACCTCTACCCATACAGCCCGGCTTATGTCGGGCAACAAGGATCACCAATGAAAATCGCATTCTTAGACACAGAAACCACGGGTCTTCCAGATTGGAAGTCACCAAGCGACGCAGAACACCAGCCGCACCTTGTACAGTTGGCCTGCATTCTCGCCGATGACCAAACAGGCGAAACGCTCGAGAAGTTTGAAGTGATAGTGAAGCCTGACGGCTGGATCATCCCTGACGAAGTTGCTGCTATCCACGGCATTACCACTGAGCGAGCTCTCGCCGAAGGCATCCCGGAACGCGATGCGCTGGACAAACTGCTTGAACTGGTGAGCAAGGCGGATAAGCGCGGCGCCCACAACAAGACATTCGATCAACGCATTATTCGCATTGGGCTCAAGCGTTACGGCTACAGCGAAGAAGTCCAAGAAGCCTGGGCGCAGAAGGACGACTTTGAATGCACCATGCGCCTTTTTCAGAAGAAGTTTGGAGGCAAAAGTACTGCGTTGTCCAAGTGCTTTGAACAGCTGACCGGAAAGACGCTGGAAGATGCGCACACCGCCATGGCTGACACCAAGGCGTGTATGGAAGTTTACTTTTCACTTAACGCCAACCAAGGCACCCCAGCCTAAACCCACCACAAGCCCGGCCAAGAGCCGGGCGACACCTCTCAACAACAGCATATCAGAGTGCGCTCACAATCGAGTGCGCTGCGCTATGTATTTGTCTATTGCAGCAAGGAGCAATCAATGACTGAGCAAACCACCCTGCCCGTCCCATTTGAGGAAATCACCGAGGCCAAAGCCGTCGAACTGGGCCCCAAACTTTACTCGGTAGCAGGCGCACTGGACGCCTACTTTGAACACATCCGCACCGAAGCCACCAGCGAAGTGCCGGACTTAACAACCAAAAAAGGCCGCGACCGCATCGCTTCACTGTCAGCACAGGTAAGCCGCAGCAAGACAGCCATTGAAAAACCCGGCCGCGCCTACCTCAAGCACCTCAAGGAATCGGTAAAGCCGGTCGAAACCAACCTGCGAAGTTTTGTCAATGGATGCGACCAGCTGCGCGATGACGTGCGCAAGCCTCTCACTGACTGGGAAGAAGAACAGAAAGCCAGAGCCCAGCGGCTACAAGCCATGGTCGATGAGTTTGGCGACCAAGTGCAGTCTATGCGCCAGACGCTGCTCAGTATCGACGTCCACGAGCGTGAAGCGTTTATCGACGAGATCATTGCAGAGGTACAAGAAACCCCTGTTGATGAGTCCTTTGAAGATTTTCAAGATGCCGGTCAACATGCGAAGGACGCCGCACTGCGTGACCTGCGGCAATCTCTTGAAGTCGCGATCATTGAGTCAGACAAGGCTCGAAAAGCCGAGGAAGAAGCCGAGGCACAACGCCAGCGCGAAATCAAAGAAGCTGCTGAACGTGCCGCAGCAGAGGCGAAACAAAAGGCTGAAGCAGAAGCACAGGCCAGGATTGAGCAGGCAGAGCGTGAAAAAGCCGAGGCTGAGCAACGCCGCATTCGTGAAGCCGAAGAAGCCAAACAGCGGGAGGCTTATGCCGCTGAGCAGGCTCGTCAACGTGAAGAAGCCGCTGCCGCAGCTGAGCGGCAACGAATTGCAGACGAGCAGCGCAGAACCGCTGAAGAAGCGCGGATCAAGGCTGAAAACGTAGCTCACCGCAAGGCTGTTAACAACGATGTGCTGAGCAAACTCAAAGCGCTTGGACTCGATGAACAGACAGCCAAGGCGGTAATCACCGCAGCAGTCAAAGGTGAGCTTGGCGCCTTGGTCATTAACTACTAAACGGGGGCACAGCAATGGGCCGAGGAAGAACACTTGGCGCCATTCCTGAAATGGGCGCCATTGAATGCCCGAGCGAGCAGCTGTGCAAGCGCGGGGATATCATTTTCGGCAGCGCTACAGTCAAGGCATTCAGGCATGGCTGGGCACTGGTTGGTGGACGTTTCACGAGCAAGAAGCGAATTGCTGTGAACCACGCAAAGCAGATCCACAGGTTAATGATGGGGGGCTGATTATGTTCAGTGTATTTGGTGTAACCAGAGCTCAGGCCGAAGCTGCTGCACTTCGAAAAGTGAAGCGCACCGAAGGCCGGGGCAAGCAAAGGAAGGAAAAAACTGAAGCTAAGTATCAGGCCGAACTCAAAAAGGAAATTGAGCATCAGTTGCTAATCGCAAGGCCAAAGCAGCTTAGCCACGACCTCAGCACACCTGGTCGTTGCCGTGAGTTTATGAAGTTGGTAAAGCCAGGTGAAGCAGCCTCCCTCAAAATCATGTATCGCGCATTCATGGGCAAATACACAAAGCGCGGTACGCAAGTTATCGAATGGAAAGAATGGACTGGAGATAGCGATGTCACCACTTGATGAAGCTTTTGGTCGCCGGGTTGGCGGCTTCAATAACAGCCACGTTCTGGGCGACATGCGACAGTCCGTTGAAGTCCAGCAAGCGCAACTTAAACGCGGCCAGGTTCGCCGGCGGATCGAAGATATTCTCGAAGACCGCGAACTCAATAAGCAATTAGAGATTTAGGAGGAAGAATGAAAGTCACCCATATTAACTTCAACACAGAAATGATGAGTGCCATTCTCGAAGGCCGGAAAACGCAGACTCGCAGACCTGTTAAGCCAAAGATTGTTTCGTTCATCGAATTTATGGGCGGTAGCGATGAAGAAAACGCCAGTTTTGATTTTGTCGGGCTTAGACATGGGGAATGGGAAAGTGACGACGGGACTAGATGGGGCCCTGAATGGCTTGTTTACTGCACCGAATATCCAGAAGAAGGCGTGGTGCCGGTTGGTGAGCTTTATGGCGCTATAGGCGATCGTTTGCAGGCTACTGACGGCGAGCGCACCGCCACAATAGAGATCACAGGTTTTCGCGTCGAGCGCGTACAAGACATAAGCAATAAAGATGCTCGTCATGAAGGAGTCCAGAATGATCCAGACATTGAAAGTGGAAAGATAGAAGGCTCCATCCTCACATCAAGAGCTCTTTTTGAAAACCTATGGTGCCAAATATATGGCGATGAGTCGTGGCACAACAATTCATGGGTATGGGTCATTGAGTTAAAAGTAACCAACGGCGTTATTGGGGAGGTTGCATGATCCGTATAAAAGCACCCAATACTTGCAAGGTTGACCCAAAAGGTGCGCTGGTAATGTACAGCGATTATCGAGAGCTCGATAGTAAGTTTAATGAGCTGGCAAAAGCCGCTTCTGATTTAGTAGTCGCCAGTTCCAAGCTTTCAAACGCTTCAAATGCAGAAGAAGCCGAAGTTGCCACCGAGGCTATGGCTGAATCGCAAGCGCGTATCGATGCCATCGTCAAAGCCAAGGAGGCAGCATGACCAAACCGCGCCAAATGAACTATCTTCTGCCTGGCGGAGAATCGGAAAAGCGCTTTGAGCTGTTGCTTTCACGCACCAAGATCCGCTCTGAGGCTGTCATTGGCGCACTGCGTGAAATATACGTCAACGGGCTGCCACAGGATAGAGCAGCGGCACGGTTCGGACTGGATAAAAGCAACCTGTCCCGCGACATGAGCAAGCTCGAAGAAGTAGCCGCAACGGTTGAGGCTATCAAAGAGATTGATTACTGTCACATCAGTGAGCGCAAGATTCTGCGCGTTCCAGTCCCACAAATCAACCCTATTCCAGTTAAATAAATTCAAGTCAGTTAACTGACAACCTCAAAGGTCTTCCAATGAAAAAGGTCGTTAGCTTTTCAGGCGGCAGGACTTCTGCTTACCTGTGTTTTTTAGCTGTTGAACAGTTTGGCCGCGAAAATGTCGATTTCATTTTTTGCGATACCGGAGCTGAGCATCCAGCAACCTATGAGTTCATCAAGCAATGTGATGAGTATTTTGGGCTGAACTTAGTCTGTTTGCGTGGTGTATACGACACCGAACTAGGTCAACGCAACAATGTAGAAATTGGCGGGACTGAGATTATTGGCCCTGATTTAAAGCCATTTTCAGGATGTATGGGTAAGTATGGTACACCATACATCCCAGGCGGTGGCATGTGCTCTAGAGCAATGAAAGGAGAGGTTTTTGCTAACTACTGCAAAGACAAATACGGAAGAAAGAAATTTGAAACATGGCTAGGTATCAGGCTGACGAGCCTAAACGGTTCTTTGGTGAAGATTTATGGAAAGAGATACTAAATCATGGCGTGCTAAATGATGAAGCCAGTGATTTATTTAACAATTTTGCTAGCAGTGACTTACCTGATGATTTAATTGCAAAAATAGCAAAAAGAAAATCAAAATTACAGGCTTCAAACACCCACTATCTAGCAGAAATTTCAAATTTCGACAGACAAGACGTTTTAGATTGGTGGGCAAAAATGCCGTTTGACCTATCTATTCAGGAACACCTTGGAAACTGTGTATTTTGTATCAAAAAGAGCATAGGGAAAGTTGCACTAGCTGCACGTGATGAGCCTGTGATGGCGCAAGAATTTATTCACATCATTAACCTTGCCAACCCTCGGCCAGATCTAGAAAGAAAAATGCCAAAGGAAATTATGTATCGCGGTGAAAACTCTTTGGTTTCTGTTATCGATAAATATGCAGATTATTCTAGGGATGATATTGCCGGAACGCTGAAAAACGCTAAAGCCTATGAAAGTGGTAGTTGCTCAGAATCATGCGAAGCCATTTCGCTTGAGTTTGATGATATTGAGGCAACAGAAAGCCAGTACGCTAAAAAATTAACTGCGCTCAAAGCTCAGCCCTGCCACAAACTCAAAGAGGTCGGTGACCAATGGCGCACACCGGACTGGCTTTACTGGGGTGTGTTTGCCAACTTCGGCCCATTCGTTATTGACCTATTCAGCGACGGCGATAACGCCAAGTGCGGCCGCTTCTATACAGCCAAGGATAATGCCCTGGTGCAAGACTGGACTAAGGACTTGGCAGGCGGCAAGGGTTTCTTTAATCCACCTTATAGTCGCTCAAGCTATGAGGATGGCCAGGCGATTACGGGCATGCGCAACATCATCGACAAGGTGATGCAGGAGCGCGACAAAGGCGCGCAGGTTGTTGGCCTTATCAAGGCGGCCACATCGGAAGTCTGGTGGCCTGAAGAAGCGGATCGCGTGGTGTTCATCCGTGGCCGTATCGGCTTCGAGTTACCAGAGTGGTTTATCCCAGCCGACAAGAAACAGGAAAGCACCGGCGCAGGGTTCGCATCCGCTATCTGCATTTTCGACAAGTCCTACCGCGGTGAGCGCATTGGCTACATCAGCCGCGAAAAGCTCAGGCAGGATGGTGAAACCCTCATGGCGCTTATAAGTCAGCAGCAAGCAACCAGCACTGGCAATGGTGTATGGCCAAAGGAAATAGCCGAAATCGTCGGCCTGTTCCGTCAGGCGGATCCCACCGTAGTTGACGAGTTTGGCGATGAGCTGTGCGCACTGGCAAACAAGATGCACTTGGCCGGTTACAAGGTGAGCGCCACAGTCAATAACATAGTTGGTGCCATCGCATCGGCAGACAGAACCAACAGCTACAAAAACGGAGTCAGGTATGCGTCCACTGATTGTTGATAACTTTGCCGGGGGCGGTGGAGCTTCTACAGGCATGGCATGGGCACTTGGTCGCAGCGTAGATATAGCTATCAATCACAGCCCTGAAGCTGTCGCAATGCACGCTGCAAATCATCCAGACACCCTGCATTACTGTGAATCAGTGTTTGATGTTGACCCTATCGCGGCCACTGGCGGTCATCCGGTTGACCTGGTGTGGTTCAGTCCTGACTGCACTCACTTCTCCAAGGCTAGGGGTAATGTGCCGGTCAAGAAGGAAATTCGCGGGCTGGCATGGATTGCTATCCGCTGGGCCCTAAAGAAGCGCCCTCGGGTGATGATGCTGGAGAACGTCGAAGAATTTAAAACCTGGGGGCCGCTGCACACCTGCGAAAAATCGGGTAAGTGTTACCCGGATCCTGATCGGGCTGGTGAAACCTATCAGGGCTTTATTGCCATGCTCACCACCGGCATAGCCCCTGACCACCCAGCACTGCAGGAATGTGCGGAGTTTTTGGGGCTGGACAGGAAAGACAAGGCCAAGCTGGTGAGAGGCCTTGGTTACACGCTCGATACCAAAGAACTGAGGGCCAGAGATTACGGCGCCGGCACTCTGCGAAAACGCTTCTTTATGGTAGCTCGCTGCGATAAGCAGCCGATTGTGTGGCCAAAGCCAACCCACGGCGCCCCGCACAGCGAAGCCGTGCTGCACGGTGAGCTACAACCATGGCCGGTGACTATCGATGCGCTTGACCTGTCCTTGCCCTGCCCCAGTATTTTTATGGATGCGGAGCAGGCAAAGGCTTACACCAAGGAAACCGGGACCCGGGTTAAGCGCCCGCTGGCAGAGGCCAGTCTAGAGCGTATCGCTATCGGCGTGGTAAAAGAAGTATTGAACCGGCCGGATCCGTTCATCATCGAGATAGCCAATTGGTCCAACAAACGCAGCTTCTCAGTGCGTGAGTCGGCCAGAACAATTACCGCAAGCCCCAAAGGTGGCAGCTTCGCCTTGGTCAATCCGGTAACAGCGCCATTTGTGGGGCGCCAGTTTGGTAAATCGGTGAGTCATGCGGCAAACGAATCATCGGCCACCATAACGGCAGGCGGTGGCGGCAAGTCTGCCTTGGTGGCGCCGGTCATGGTGCAGGCTAATGGCGGGTTCAATACCAATGTATCGCGCAGCGCTACAGACTCCTGTTCAACCATAACCTGCACCGGCAGTCAGCAGCAGCTCGCGGCCATCTTTATGACTCACCTGCGAAACAACATGGTCAGCAGCGCAGCCAATGACAGCACTCCAACTATCACTGCCGGCGGCACCCATCATGCTGAAGTACGCCTGACATTGGTCACCCCGGGTGAAAGTGGATTATCGCCTGAGCAGGAAGCCGGAGCAGTCGAGGTTGCCGCGTTCCTGATGCGTTACTACTCAAACGGTGGCCGTTGGAGTGCGGTGGACAAGTCACTGCCCACCGTTACCACCAAAGAGCGGATAGCGCTGGTAACAGTCACCTGGAACCGGCAAACCATGGTGATTGTGGATATCGGCATGCGAATGCTAACACCCAGGGAACTGTTCACGCTGCAGGGTTTTCCGGCTAATTACATCATAGACGGTTACATGGATAAGCCAGTCAGCAAGAAAGACCAGGTGGCCCGCGTTGGTAACTCGGTACCGCCGCAATTCGCTGATGCGCTGGTCAGGGCCAACCTGTCAGAGCTGTGCGTCAACCGGCTTGCAGCATAATAAACTATTCATCCCTCATCTGAACCGGCGTTATCTCGGTTTGAAACCTGACATGCTTGGCCAGCATGAATGTCTCACCTCTGTACTCAATGCAGGGGTATGCAACGGTGTAAAACACTTCTGTGCTGCAATTTGAACATGAGTGCTGCCACATTTTAGGGTTTGAATGAATAACTCTTGCACCGGGGAGTACTCGCATGTATCCCCGCTTGCAGCTTTCACAGAGCATTTCGACAAACTCTGCGCTGATTACTTTCTTTCTCATAAAACCACCTGAAACCAAATCATACATGGAGGGCCCTATGCGCCTCGACAAACGTGAAACCGACCGCGGACTATGGGCCTGTCATGCATTATTGCATCAATTGTTCTTGGCCTCCTCATTCTTGGTGCCAGCTACGTCTTGCCGCTGTTTCAGTAACAACTATGGATAGCTACGAAGAAGATGCCCGGTTTACCTGGTGCGTCACCGGGGCGCTTGTGTCCGTTGTCGGTGGCCTGTTGCTTTACATTGGATTTGCCGCAGGAGTGTTTGCATGAAAATCACAGATGAAGAACTGTTGCAGTGCATATTTGCCAACCAATTACGAAGGACGGCGCAAGGCGTGCTGCATCGTTATGTCGGTGACAGATACGGGCTGATCAACCAGCAGGACAACAGCTGGATTGTGTCAGCTATGACAACATCAACCACTGCGCGCCACTGTGTAACAACAAAGATAAGCAAACAGCAATTGCTGCACAGGCTGCGCGAGCTTGGGCGCCAGGGGGAGCTTAAAATTGACCACTTCAGTTTCTACATCGAGTCTTGCCGGGCGCGCCAGGCGGTAGAAACAGCATGTGAATACTGGCGTTCAATTGGCGTTCCGGTTGGATTCGACAATGACAACGGCCGTATGCGGTGCGTGCCACTTCCCGACTTTCAGCAAAACCTCAACGAGTGCATTGCGACACTCGACGCCAAATTTCTCAACAATTTAGGAGCCAAGTCATGGAACCAGACAGCAAAACTATCATTCAGGCATTAAACAAGGGTGCAGGCGAGCTCCACTTGATGCAGGCGCTTTTTGAGCAAGCTTCCCGTCGAATATCACAACTCGAAAGCGAGCTGAAGCTATTGAAGGCACAGCACGACTACGCGGTAACGGCTATTCGAGAGGCGCCAACAAAACTGGAGGCGCTAAGCGGCCAGCCAAAGATCAATACCGATGACCTCAGGAGTTTTGTCAACAAGCTGATGTTCGATATTAACCGAAGCAACGAGGCGAAAAGCTAAGGAGTACACCATGGATATGCCAACACCTTGCCCAGAGTGCGGCGATATTGTTGAACTTGACGATATGGTTAGCCACCCTGAAAACTTCAGGGTTCTGGTTTGCGAAGACTGCCGCTCCCGCATTGAAGATGAAAACAATCGTGGCGAACATACTGACGCCTTTAACAATAAGCTGGAATGGATAGCCACCCCAGATGATGGCTCATTGAATTTAAAGTGAATGGTGAAGACCTAACCACTTGGTCATTTGAAGATGATCCAGAGGTTTGTTTTGCTGATTTTCTCTCGATCTGGAATAAGGCACAGGAATTGTCCTGGCAGCCATTATCAAGCCCGCCCCAAGAGTCCGGGCCAGCTGTCGATATTGATGAACTTGGTTGGGCTTCATTCCACGCTGCGTGTGTTCAAAAAATGGCAGCAGCAAGAACCAAGGGGCGCTGTGGATGGAATGACCCGCAGCAGTGCAGCGGAGAGCATCTGGCAGCCATGTTACGGGAACACCTAGGTAAAGGTAACCAAGGCACTTTCGAAGATGTGGCAAACTTCTGCATGATGCTGCATCAGCGCGGGGAAGATCCCGTCATATTACGTTACCCCATCATCAATGACTACGGCGACGCATGGTATGACGGCTTTATGGCCGCCGTCAAAGAGGCGAAAAGCCATGACGTAGAGTGCTACACCGAAGCTGATGTACTCCAGCTCTCAGAAGGTGCAGAAAGCGAGTTCGAGCAGCGGCTGGCAAAGAAAGGCGGTGAGTGATGACAGATTATTTGGTTTGGATTTGGCTAGCTGGCAGCGTCTTATCCCTGTTTTTTGTTATCGCAGGAGTAAGGACGTGGAAGGTAGTAACGCTGCATGATGTACTTATGATGATTATTACCGTTGGATTATCGTGGGTTGCAGTTATCTACTTTGCCAAAGACGTTGTGATTTACAGGCGGTGAGTGATGTTTGTTTACAGGGTCCAAGACAAGCGAGGCCGAGGGCCGTTTGGTCCAGGGTTGGCCATTAAGTGGCTCGAGCCAAGAGCGGATCACGACAACCTGACGCCATACTATATCCAATGGCCTGAATTTAGGCCTACCGCGGACAGTAACCACGGCTGTGCTTGTATCAACCTGAACCAGCTCAGGCGTTGGTTTACAGAGTCTGAATACAAGAAGCTTCAGGCATTGGGGTTCAAGGCTGTAAGAATGAAGGTTGATGAAGTCCTTCGGCAAAGCGAAATCCAGTGCATTTTCAGGAGAAAAAAAGCGTTGAGAAAGGATGTTGAGCCCATAGCTCTTTATTAACCAACTATCCGATATTTCCGGATCATTCACTGAAAACCATCTAACCCGCCACGGCGGGTTATTCAATTAATAAACGGGTGAAAACATGAAAGAACTGAACGCACTTGCAAAGCGCATCTATGAGCAAAACAAGGCCGTTGGGTGGTGGGACAATCCACAGCGCTGCATCCTGACTACCCTGCAGCTCGTATCTACCGAAATCTGTGAAGGCACCGAAGGTGAGCGTAAAAACCTCATGGATACCCATCTGCAACACAGGCTGATGGCGGAGGTAGAGCAGGCAGACGCCGTTGTTCGCTGCCTTGATTTGGCTGGCCGATTCGACATTCCGATGTTTGTCAGCTATCACGGTCTGCCATTCGATGAATCAATGGAGCCAGCAGCACACCATGCAGTTTGCACTATGTTCCTCGGCAAGATCATTGAAGGTTATCTCATCGGTAAACTTATTGATGGAGAACGACTGAGAACACTCGTCTCATACATATACCGCTTTTCGGAACACATGGGTTACGACCTCGATAACGCGATTGAAGAAAAGCTCGAGTACAACAAGCATCGACTAGATCACAGCCGGGAAAGCAGAGCTGCTGCTGACGGCAAGAAGTTTTGATAATCAATAACCCGCCACGGCGGGTTTCTTTTTGAGGTAATCAGAATGCAGACAGCAACGGTACTACCAGAAATCGACTCAATGCGCGCGCTGATGACTCAGGACGACATTGCAGAAGTGACAGGCGCCAAACAACCAGCTAAGCAAATTGCTATCCTGTGCCGGAACGGCATTCCCCACCTGGTGGATGCCAATGGGCGTCCTAAACTTACTTGGTATCAGTACAACAACGCGCACATGATGCGCCAGCCAATTAACGACGGCCCGGACTTTAGTGCGTTAGATAGAAAGTGAGGTGTGCCATGGTAGGCAAACGCAAAAACAAAGCTGACAGTTCGCTACCGCTTAGGGTATACCGCGGGCGCAGTGCCTTTGAATGGAAACCGAAAGGCGGCGGCACTGTCCGCCTCTGTTCGCTTGATTCTCCTATGTCAGAAGTATGGCGCCAATATGAGGCCGTAAGCAGCGAAGCCGAGAATGCGGCCACTGTTTCTGGCCTGGTATCGAGATTTTTTGCAAGTGCCGACTTCATTGAACTGAGCAAGGAAACACAGAAGGACTATCGCAAATACTCCAAAAACATCCTGGCTGTTTTCGGCAGTATGCACGTTGACAAGGTGGAGCCCCAGCACATCAGGATCTACATGGACAAACGAGGCATCAAAAGCCGGATCCAAGCAAACAGAGAGCACGCGTTCTTCAGTCGCTGCTATCGCTTTGGCTATGAGCGAGGCCTGTGCAAGGGTAACCCCTGCAAGGGAGTGAGAAAGTTCAAAGAAGAAGCTCGGAAGCGGTATATAACCGACATGGAGTATAATGAGCTATACAAGAATGCATCAGCTCCGGTGAAAGTGGCCATGGAGTTGGCTTATCTGTGCTGCGCCAGACAAGGGGATGTTCTTGCCATGCGTACATCACAGATACTTGAAGAAGGGATATTCATCGCCCAGGGCAAAACTGGCGCGGAACAAATCAAGTTATGGTCACCTCGCCTTCGTGCAGCGATAGAGTTGTCTAAAACCCTTTCGGCTCCGGGAGTTGCCTCGACGTTTGTGGTATGCAAACCCGATGGCGGCAAGTGGACTCGAGACGGATTTAATTCTCGATGGTCAGAAGACCGGCGCAAGACAAGGGAACTAACCGGGTTACCTTTGGACTTTACATTTCATGATCTGAAGGCCAAGGGCATATCTGATATAGATGGGACGCTACAGGAAAAGCAAGCGATATCAGGGCACAAAAATGCCAATCAAACGGCCATCTATGACCGTAAGATTAAGCAAGTTTATGCAGTAGATAGCGCCAAGAAGTAGCGCTTTTCTTCTGAAATCATCTTCTGAAATTGTTCTGAAGATGATTATTTCAAACAGGAAACTTTTCGTAACCTGTTGATTGAATTGGTACCCGAGGACGGACTTGAACCGTCACGCTGTTACCAGCGAGGGATTTTAAATCCCTTGTGTCTACCGATTCCACCACTCGGGCAAACTGTGTAACAAGGAGATATTACCCATTGTCACTGAAATAGTGGAGGCGCGACCCGGAGTCGAACCGAGATCGACGGATTTGCAATCCGCAGCATAGCCATTCTGCCATCGCGCCCCGAGCCATAAGGCTGGGATTGGAGCGACATATCGGGTTCGAACCGATGACCTGTACCTTGGCAAGGTACCGCTCTACCAACTGAGCTAATGTCGCATCACTTGTTTGCTTCATCTTCCGAGTTGACAATCAACAAAGGTACCAACCTTCTGTTTTATCAACTGAGCTAATGTCGCATACCTGTTCCGCTATTGAAGCGGAAGCCAGAGTGTTATCCCCTGACTGCGGATTGGCATTCTACCGATTTGAGGCAGGGAGTCAATCGGCAAATTGGCATTTTTATGCCAAAATCACTCGGATGCTGGCAATTTGCTCAAAGCGGGTCAAATTTTCATTATCATGATTAAAATACAATCCGATTCAGTAGCTTGTCAGCGCCCTCTCCCACCGAATACCATCACAAAAGCCGTTGTAAAACACCCTTATCAAGGCCCTTATCAAAATATTTGATAAGGATTCCAGTAAAATGAGCGTATTGAGGCTTAGGGAATCTTACAAAGGACTAAGGCCATTTGCCGCGAACCACGCCTTGCATCCAGGCCCGTAAGCCGACGCAGAGCACGCATGGGACTTGTTCGCACCTTCCTTAGTTACACAATGCTTGAATACAACAAGGCCCGGTACTCAGACCGGGCCTTGATAGCAAGAGTCGAAATTACTCTTCAGACAGAGGCAGAGACAGGTAGTTAAGCCCCAGCATCTTCTGCATTACGCCAACCACCTGACAGCTGTAACCGAATTCGTTGTCGTACCACACATAGAGGATGGCGCGCTTGCCGTCGGCGATAGTGGCTTGAGAATCAACCACACCGGCGTAGCGTGAGCCCACCAGGTCACAGGACACAATTTCAGTAGACTCGGTAAAGTCCACCTGGTTCTGCAGCTCAGAGTGCAGCGCGATATCACGCAGATAAGCGTTCATATCTTCTTTGCTGGTTTCGGCGTTCAGGTTCAGGCTGATAATGGCCAT